TGCCAACTTCTGTCCAAGAATGTATCCAGTAGTCTGGAAACTTAACATTAAATAAAGAATACTGTTGTATCAAGTCTAGCTGTTTTAAGTTTCCAGAGCCGCCTCTAGCAAACGAAAGCACCAGATAATGGTCATTTTGTAACCGGCCTTCGATACTGTCGTCCATCCGTAACCCCGACTTTGTTAACGACCTCCAATCAAGCCAACTGTCGCCACTAAGCCATATCATATGTGTTCGCTTCCCCATTTAATAGTTTCAATAAACAATTTCTTATTGTTAATATTAGTTTGTTGCAATCTTTTTTTTCTGTAATCTATATGTTTAGTGGGATTAAATTTCATTTTAAGTAAACTGCTCTGCAAAAGGATCAAACTCGGATCCGCACTTCATAGCACATACCTTTAGTTTTCCATCGCCGCAGCTTGGTTTATTCCAGCTGTCTTGTATTCTGTCAAATGCACCTGTAGCAAATACTTTCTCTAAGCCGTTACGTGCATTAAGGGCGTCTTTATCGATAAAGTCCCATATCTGTTCTACTTTGGGATCTTTGTGCCACCATTTATACATACGGCCAGCAGTCCAACAACACGGCATTGCTAGGCCCTCTGCTGTAATAAACAAACTATTATCTTTCTTTACTTTACAAATGATAGGAGCTGCATCATAGTAAGCATCCATAGTGCCGTACTTGTTAATAATTACTTCTTGCTTGCTAAGTGCTTTGTTAACATACTTTGCATTTGGTTTTTTAATTTCAGTTGTATTGTTGCCTTTTTTATCGCGGGCTTGATGAGATTCTTTCTTCTTAGAATCCTGCGTAATAAAGCGTCCAGTTTTTTTCTTCATAAACTTTTCACAACCCCACTTATTAGCAAGTGCTTCTGCTTCTTCTACTTGATGTTGGTTGTGTTCAAATATTAAAAAGTCCCAACGTGCTCTGCCTCCGGCATTAATAAACGCTTGCATGTTACGCTCTACGTTGTCCCAGTTTACTCCTTGACGATAAAGATGATTAGTATCACGCAACCCGTCTACGCTGAATATAACTGCACCCTTTTTATTAATAACATCTGCAAGCTCTGACCACCAAGCAACACTCTTTGCGCCGGCATTGGTGTTCATACTTAACCACATTGTAGGGTTATGCTCTCTAAAGTATTTGAATATTTCCAATGTATCTCGTGCTACAATAGGATCACCTAGGTTACCGCACATAAACATTGTGTCTAACTGTGCAATAAACTCTGGGAGGAATATTTTTTTACAATCTTCTAAACTAAGTTCATCTAAATTAATGTGAGGATTAATACCTTTACCATTCATATTGCGATCGCACATAGGACAACTAGCTTGACAGTTTTGTGTTACTTCAAGATGAATTGATCTTATATCAGCATAGTTATACATATCTATTAAATCCCCAATAGCGTTCTTTACAAAACCAACATACTTCACAATGCTTGTCGATGTTATACACTGAATCGGTTACTATTGCTTCGCAACTTCTAGTTACAGGAAATAATGTATCCATTACTCCTAGTCGAGTATAGTGTTCAGCAACGCCGCGTTTATCTATGTTAATAAGAGGAACACGATAATTGACTTTTTTTACAAGTTGTTTCGATCTGTCATCAGTCGGCATAGACGAAATATCGGTATACAAATGCGGAGCATCGTCTTTACTTGGGTTAGCTGTGATGCCGCTAAAATGCAAATTAAACAGTTCTTGTTCATACAACGACTTTAAAAAGTCTTCTTGATCTAAAATATATCTACTTGCTGTAACATCTTTATATTGATGTTTGCCAAACACTATTCCAGTTAGTTCTTCAACCTTTCTCAATACACTATCTGCATACTTTTGCTGATATAGTTTATTGTCGGCAACACCTGTTACAGGATGAATTGTTATGTCTGGGCGTTCTTCCATTACATACTTTGCTAACATATAACACACAATTGCACTATCAGCGCCACCAGATATTTTTAATCCAATATTAGTTATATTTTTAGGAAGATCAATTTCCCAGTTATCTTGCGAATTTTCAAATAACATTTATAGCTGTTCCTTAACATAATTAAATATGTGTTCGTTTGTTAATGTGCCTATATGGGTATTATCATAAGCATAGTCTATCCGTGCAATCTCTGATATGTTATAAAAGTTTTCTTCAGATGTTATATCATACTCAATAGCGTTAATGTCGAAACTATTTAATAAATTTAAAGTATGTTGACGACACCATTTAGAATGTGTTTCTATAGGGTTAATTTCGCCTTGTATAAAGGGTCCAAAACCTTTTTGGGATGCCATGGGCTGTATCCGCATAACCGCATTGCTAGGATGTGTATACGGAAAATTTAGTCTCATATGCTTTGGCCATTGTATAACTACTGCTTTTGGTTTGTTTGATACATTATACAATAGATTAGCTATATTCATCATAATGTAATTTGCACTACCGCTACACAGGCCTAAATTGTAGGTTTTTATATTTAAATTCTTTTCTATAAGATTTGAAGCACGTTCATGTTCATGTAAGTATAGACCGTATGTATTACTACATCCAATGTGGATAATGTATTCACCATCATTGTCAAAGTCAAATTCATGTGTTCTGTATCCCATACTATTATGTTTAAATTCTATAGGATTTTCTAAAAGTTTACGATATTTCCAGGGTTTGCCCAGTATCTTTAAATTTCTGCGCCATCTCTTATGGTCATCTGGGTGCGGAAAGTTAATATCTATTTTACTGCCACCACCTAGATCAATTAAATCATACTGCATTTTTCCATACCTCTATATGTATTGTAGCACATATTTTTAGTTTTGTCAATCTTATAATACTCATCCCCTGGATACAGCAAACTTAAATTTACAATAATATGTGAAGTTCTGTTTAGTTCGGTATATTTTCTATCTATGCATCGTCCAAAATGAAACCCACAAAAATAATATGGTCCGGTAGTATCTGGAGTTTCTTGTATCTTATTGATTACTATATCTTTCGAAGTATCAATTTCGTCCATTATCTCTCTACCATCTGCACAATGTATAATTGCATAACTTGACCTTAAACTTTTTAAACGTAGATTTAAAAAGCTACCAAACAATTTTGCTTCTTGTTCGAGGTGCGGAAATCGTATTACATCTTCTTTTTCACAATGCTTCCAAGCATCGACTACTATAATAGTTCCTTTATTCATTTATAATTCCTTGTATAACAGGCCTTAATCTTTCAGCATCGAATTCTACAAATTGTTGCCTATATACTTTTTGATTATGTTTAATTATCGGCCGCATTTTAGATCTAATGTTTGTTAATTCACAAGGTGTAAAATTTCTATAATAGTTTAAATTATCTGTAATAACTTTTATTCGATCTGATAAATTAATATCGTTATCGTAGTCTTCGTTAAACCATTTATCAAAAGTTTTATACCCCATTTGTTTTAAAGATTTTAATGTTCCGGGATTACCTAATATCATAAATGGCATTCCTATTGCTATTGGTTTATATACTTTTTCTGAAAAGAATAAGCGAGTGTTATCAACTAACGTTTCTGTAGCAATATAGACGAAAGACCTTTTACACTGTTTCGTAGGTACAAAGTTATTAGGGTTTATGTTAATTAAATCACTAACGTCTAATACATCAAATTTTTGATTAGGAATTTTTGAAGTTGGATTATTACTAAAATAATTTGTTAACTCGTTTCCCTTATTGCTTATTGTATTATACCCTAAGTCAAAAAGATCATTGTTAATTAATTCTTCTATTAATTGTGCTCTATGAGGGCGAGCTACTCTAGTACAATTTATATATAATTTGTTGCTGAAATATTTACAAGGCCTATTCTGAGGATACATGCAAGCACTCCAAAAGTTATGAAAAATAAAATGTAAATCGTTAGTAGACTGATTAGGTAATAGTTGATCACAAGTTATTACATAAATTTTCTTTTGTAAATGTTTGTTTAATAATTGTGCTGCGGTATAAACAAATTTACTTGCTTCAAATAAATCAAAAAGTACTACTCTAACATTATTGTGTTTAATAAACTCTTTATTTGTTCCGTCTATTACTAATTGCATCCATTGGTCGATTGGTTCGTCTATTCCTGGGGAATATTCAATAGGATATATTTGTATATCATCAGATGTTTCGATCTCTGGCAGCATATCAAAAGTTGTTTTATGCCACAGTTGACTTTTATCTATAAACGCATATTTCATTAATCATCTAAAACTAATTTGATATCTTTGCCTGGTCCTACTTTACTGGGCAGGTCACCGTGCTCATTAACATACCAATCTATTACTGCTGCATACCAATTTTGACTGTTGTGATGTGCTTGTTTATTAAATTGATAGATGTTGTTGTTTGTTGCCTGCATTGAATTTAATGCCCTAGCACTTTCTTTTTGCATTTCTCTTAAACTAAGTTTCATACTTTACTCCGTAGCTGTTCCATGGATCGAAGTTATATACATTATTTATTGGCTTGCACGTTGGATGAACTAAAACATACACTAACGGGTTGCTATCAACAATCCGTCCACCAAGTTCTTTTACATAATGTTGCACTAATAGACTGTAACTACCGTCAGTATATTCAACACCCGGTTTATAACTATCGCTACTAAACTGTATTCGATCGCCGTGGTTTAAAATTTCAATAGCCATGTTCCGTGCTTGTTGTTCTCTTGCTATCATCATTGAGTCAAACAAGTCGTATCCTAAATCTAACTTGTCTGCTAGAAAACGCAGAGCAATATTATCTCTAGGATGACATGCGCCGCCGTCTCCCATCCCTGCTGTCATATACGCTGGACTTATAATACGCTGTGTAGATTGCGACAAAGCGCCTGTAACAACGTTTACGTTAATGTTACCCTGTTGCACTGCTACGTCTTGTATCATGTTTACAAGGGCAATTTTAGTGCTTATAAATGTATTATAGAAAACTTTAATACACTCACATTCGTCCCAGGTGCCAATTACGTAGCGAGGATTGTTTTCCATGATTGTTTTATAAAAATCTACAAGTTGTTTTGCATCACCTGTTTCGGTTCCGTCTGCTGTGCCAATCATAACCATTTCAGGATTGACCATATCCCAAGCTACTGTGCCCATAGCAATCAAATAAGGATTATAAACAAATCGTGTATTAGGGACAAGATCAATAAATTCTCTACGTACTGTGCCTGGTAATACTGTACTTACAAGTACAAGCATTTGAGCAGGAGTCATATGGGTGTTTGCTTCTTCAAGTACATCTTTTACAATTTTATAATCAAAGTCCTTAGGTGGTAGATGTGACGTGGGAGACGATCCGTCATAGGCCGGGTCATGTGGTGTTGGCACTGCTATAAAGACAATATCTGCACTTTGAACTGCTTTCTTAATTGTGGAGGACACAAATACTTTAGAGCTTTTTTTATTACTAATATCGTATCCAGTTACATTATGTCCTTTTTGTGCAATAACTTCTGCACACGGCAACCCTAATTTACCTAAGCCAATCCATGCTATATTCATTTGATTCCAATTCTCATATATCTTGTGTACTTTTCTAAAGGCAATTCACCTTCATATAATACTGATGTCATCGGTGACTGACTTGCAAAGTCAGTTAATCCGTCTACACAATTTACATGTTCTTCTATTTCAAAATAATTATTAGTTTGTAAAATAACTAGTTTTCCATCTGGTATCTTAGCATACCATTCTTCAAAGTTATTTATATGCTCACAACTTGTGTTTATAATTGTGTCAGGTGTATCATCTAAAGGACACTGTGTTCCGTCGAATTTAATCACTTCATAGACGTCATGCACATAATTAATATCCATAATGTCCTTTGTTGATGATTTAAACTTCCAGCTATCCTTAACCCACGGTTTATTAAATGTTTCGGCAATACTTTGGCAATTAGGATCAATATCAAAGCTTCGTATCTTGTCTATTTTGATCTTACTTTCAAACAACATAGTAGCTAACGTAGCATACCATCCTGCACACAAGAAAACTGTACCTAAATCTAAATTTAATTTTGTAAGCTCTTTGACAATCCATAGTTTACTTTTTATTTGTCCTCGACTAAAACAATCGTCCCAAATTTCAGTTTCATTAACAAAAAAGTCTTTAAATGCTGCTACAAACTGTGTGTCGACATATCGATCTAGAATAGGCCAAAGTTTCCAAATATTATCTTCTAATACAAGTTTTCGCAAATCTTCGTCATCGACGAATCTAAAAATACTATGTAAGTTCTGTTCAACTACTGCTTTACGCAACTCTTCGTATTCATCCGGCAATAGTCTAAAAATACTATGTAAGTTCTGTTCAACTACTGCTTTACGCAAATCTTCGTCATCGACTAATCTAAAAATACTATGTAAGTTCTGTTCAACTACTGCTTTACGCAAATCTTCATCGCCATTAGTTAATCTAAAAATACTATGTAAGTTTTTTTCAACTACTGCTTTACGCAATTCTTCATCGCCATTAGTTAACCTAAAAATACTATGTAAGTTCTGTTCTAATACTGCTTTACGCAATTCTTCAAGTTCTCCATTAACTTCGCCATCGACTAATCTAAAAATACTGTGTAGGTTTTGTTCAACTATTGCTTTACGCAATTCTTCGTATTCATCCGGTAATAGTCTAAAAATACTGTGTAGGTTTTGTTCAACTATTGCTTTACGCAATTCTTCATGTTCATCCGGCAATAGTCTAAAAATACTGTGTAAGTTTTTTTCAACTACTGCTTTACGCAATTCTTCATGTTCATCTGGCAATAGTCTAAACAAACTATGAATATTTTCTTCTACTATAGTTTTACGCAAATCTTCGTATTCATCTGGCAATAGTCTAAAAATACTGTGTAGGTTTTGTTCTAATACTGATTTACGAAGATCCTCATCTGCATCAATAAGCCGAAAAATACTGCTTAAATCTTTATCTATATACGATCTTCTTAAATCAGCAAGGTTACTTTCAGTAGGATATAACAATTCAAATCTGTCTAATAATTCATATGTTTTCATTAAATTTTTCCTTTAACCAATCAAAATCGTTTATTTTTTTAAGTGCTTCTACATTATCTTGATTTGCTCTTCCGTAACCAGTGCCTGCTGTTGCGCCCCTAATAGCATACTCACCATGAGGACGGTCTTTCCCTACTGTCTGCCAGACACGCAGACGATTTTCAGTTTCTTCATTATTTTGCCTATCTATCACTTTGCTCGACAGTTTAGTACACTCTCTAAATGCACTGCGCCAAGTGCTAAATTCATCAACATTAAATGCTGTAACATTACTAACTTGATCCATTGGAATAAATTTATTACTAATGCTAGTTGTCATGTCAGTAGTAGTTGTATCCATATTAACTGTTGCTAGTCTTGGAAATAACTTTACTCCGCCATTACCGTATTCTAAATCATTGATAGGATTACAACTGCGCCATACATGTACTGCATCTCTATTATTACGAGTAGGAACATACCCAAAGTCAAAGTCATCTACAATTTGTGCATCTGCATCAATTATCCATATCATAGGAGTAAATGCCTGTTTGGCTGCTTGAATGTGCGCCTGATGTATTCCTTTAACTCCATGCACACGAGTAGCCCACGGAACTTTTCTTTTTAACACGTTCCAGTTTGTATCTGCTTCAGCTTCGTTGTAGCTTATAAAAATTACATCATACATTACTATTCTCACATAATTTATAAAATTCTTTATATTCCGGAAATGTTTTTAAAAAGTTTTTATTTCTTCGCCGGTCGTATTCGTTAACAAATTGTACAAATCTAAATCTGTCTGCATCTACATTAGTATTCTTTTTAAAACGAGCAATACAATCATTATATATTCTTTCTAATTTTATAATTTCTTCTATTTTAAATCTTTTATTTTTTTCATTTCTCATATAGGTTATTGTGGATTTTAAATATAATTCAATCATTTCTTTAGTTGCAATCTTAATGTCAAGGAATTCTGGATGCCTAACATACGCAAAATCCATATGTATCCGATCGCCGTAGTTGCGTTTTAACTTTTCTATGTGACACACATACTTATGAATTGTAGGAAGACTAAAAATATTAAATGCACTCATAAAACAAATGTTAATATTATTAGTATTTTCTAAAAAATATTTAATATTTTTATTAAAAACGTCCCAATCCATTCCGTCTCTACTATACTCAGCTTGCTCGTTTACACTTTCTGCACTTGTAAATAACGAAAACGACTTAATAGATCCTGAGGCTTCTAATTTTTTTATAGAATTAACAAAGTTCTTCCAAATTCCATCCGGCGGGCATGCATTACTGTTTATAGCAAATTCTAAATTAGGTTGTGGGTTATTAATTAAGTATTGAATCACGCGGTTAGTATGCTTGCTTAATAAAGGTTCGCCGCCTGTGATCCTAAATACTTGCATATACTTTACAGCTTCTGGAAACCATTTCCAAAACGCTTCAATGTATGGGTTCTCTTCTCTTTCAAGGATAGGTACTTCGGTATCTTTAATACTATTATAATGATTATTTTTTAATTTATAAGGACCGTTAGTTTTTATTTCTTCAGTCCACTTGCTACTAAATGCCGGGCCGCAATACGAACATTTAAAATTACAAACGTTAGAGAAACTAATTTCGGCATATCTTGGATATACATTTTCATTACCAGTAGATGCTATTATTTTATCTTTATCAATAGTACTCCATTGTTCTGAACTTTTAGTAATCCTATCACTAAAATTATTAGTGTTATCTTCTATGCGCCAACAATAGTCACATTCGTCAGGACGTTTGCCTGCAAGCATTTCTTTTCGAATTTGTTTTTTAAAATTAGTATTATGTAATGCACCTGGATTAGTAGCAAGTTCATCTAATGGGATTTTATGAGCACCTACATGATGACAGCTATGTGTTATGCCAGAACCTAAGTGCGTAGTTACTTGGGTCCATTTAGCTAGACAAAATCCACACCCAACAGCATCTAATTCTTTTTTGACTTGCGGAAATGTATTTAAATCTGGCATTCGGGATCAATCACAAATTGTTGAGTAGGATTTCTACTAGGATTTTGATATACTGTTTTAAAGAATTTACTTTGTTGCCGATCTAACGGAGTTGAAGCAATAGGAATATCAAGTTCATGAATAAGCGTTTCGCCTAATCCCATAATTTCATAGGGCAGCATATCTTCAGTAATTTTACTGTATTCATTTTTCCAAAGACTATTGAGGTACTCGAAGTCTCTTACTTGTACAAAATCCCAATCAGTACACATTGTTTTATATAAGCCTTCACGGGCTCCGTAGATTGCCCAGTCACCGTTTTCTACATCTGCGCCTATCATTAACCAAATCCAAAGCCTGTGTAAGTTTTTCCAATGGCCACTAAGAAACTGATCCTTAGTAGGTTTAGCACCTTGATCAAGTGCCATTTTAACACCTTCACGGAAACCTGCTCGCCAAGCTTGATGTGGAGTTGCATTATTATGAACATCTGAATAACAACTGTTTTGCTGAATATACTTTAGATCCCAACAAAAATCTACTTGAGCTGCAACATTGTTAACATCAGCATTTTCATGTGTTTTCATTTCTAATACATATTCTTTTGGCCAACACTTTAATCCACCGTTACCGTATAGCAACCCATTAATCTCATTTTTGCCGCACCAACTAATAACACTAGTTTCTAAATTACTACCTTGTGGAATATCTATGTCTTGTTCTAAAAAACCAGGACGGATAATATTATCGCCATCGACTGTGATAAATCGATCTGTTTCACTTAGTTTAGCACATGCTTTGTGTGCGGCATCACTACCCTCTACACCATGTACACGCTTTGCCCACGGCGCTTTAGTAAGTAAATCTGCGTAATTTTTTTCTGCGTTTGGTTCATCATAGCTTAGATAAACAATATCATAATCAATAATTTTCATTTATTACTCCTGTACAATATGTATATGTTTTACGTGATGTGAACTACATAAAAGGCTAATTGGTTGCTTACATATCTCTTTATTATAATCGTTTATAATAACAGTATCCTGTGCTGCAAGAACTTTTAAATTAACTCGAAACGTATCTAATAATATAAACCTGTTAGCAGTATCAACTACATAATATTCTTTGATATGATCACCGCCTTGAGCAAATAAAGAACAATTTACATCATTCATTGTATGCGTAACTATCCACTTACCGTTAGTTATATCCTGTGTTATAATAACCAAGTTTTTAGATATCTCTTGTTTAGCAATGACGCCTGTAGTCTGCATTAATTTCTCATGTTTATCTAAGTCTCGCGACACAATATGCATTTTTCCTGAAATTTTTGCATTTTTAATTACAATATAATCAAAAAGTTGCTTAATGTTATTTGAAAATTCTTCATAAGTTTGTAAATCAACTTCTACAAAATTGGGGCCGAACGAAGCATCTTGCATATTTGTAGCAGAAGTTATATTTCCAGTATTGTCATAATACACATAATACATTATATCTTTTCTCTCAACCATGTTAACATATCGTCTGTTAGAAAATCATCTTCAACATAATGCAATACGCCTGATTGTTTATAACCATTAATATAAATGGTATCATTTCCAAAGTCTACAGGTAATACGTCTGTCCATTTGTTAGGTACATGTTGCCAATGTTGTGCGTGAGGTTTCATATGTGTAAATGATAACATACTATTACTATTTAATGCATATTTGTCTAAGTTTAAAATCTTTAATGCTAATGCTGCACTTAAATCTACACTGTTCCAATTTTGCATGTTTTTATGTGCATATTTTTTATAAAAAACTCTCCAATTTTTCATTATTACATCTAGAAAATTAACAAAGTTATGAGCATCGGTACTTTTACTAAATTGATACATACCAGTGTATACATCTGGCAAATTATTTGCATCAAACGCCTTGCGATAATATCTACTAGTAATAATTTCATTTCGATAAGTTTTAACATTAGTAGCAAACGAAAGGTTATGTAAATTATTCCAAATAGGAGCAATGTTGTCTAATACTAACATGTCTGCATCAAACACAATAGTATTAGTATATGGCGTTACATGATAAACTTTATATCGATTTTCGATCTTCCAATCATTGTGTGCAATATCACTCCATGGTATAGGAATTACTTTATCAAATACATTATATGGAACTTCGTCATTAGTAATTAAACTTATATTTGTGTTAGGAGATTTAGCAAGTATACTTAACGCAAGTGCATATGCTTGTTTAACATAATTTGTTGTTGAGTTATTTTGTGCTACTACGCAAATACCGTTACTCATTTTCAAATTCCTTGTCTATAAACGAATTTAAACTAAATTTATTCATAACATGCACTGTTGCATCTGTAAGTTTTACAGGCAAATAATCATAAGATTTATGTGCAAGTAATTTAACAGTAGTATCAGTAATATCTAATAGTACATCTTTATCTGTCGACACCCACATGTCACTGTTTAATTGTAGTGGCCATTCTGTACTAGATTCAAATCCACTCATCATATGTACAGCAATACTAAATGCAAAATCATTCCTAAACTTAGATTCTGGTATGTCATAAACTGTTCTGTAATAATTATAGTTTTCTTTTATATGTGCAACTAAGTCAAATACCGTCTTAGCTGTGTTGCTTTTTGTAAAATAAAGTATGGTTGCCCAATACATCGGAATAGTTTTATCGCCCACTTTATCAAAATTTATTCCGTTAAGATTAACAAGTTCGTGATGTTTTGCAACCATAAAGTCTTCGCTTGTGCTAAAACACGATAATAGCTTGTCATTAAACAATAGTAAGTCTGTGTCAATTACTAATGTTTTCTCAAATACGCTTATTTCGTATGCATCACTACGTGCAGAATTCTTCCATTCTAATTGTGTTTTACTATAAATGCCGTTATAGAATGTTTTAGTATGACCCTTTGGGGCATCTCTGTGAGTTACTATATCGATATATTGTTTGTAAAACGGATAAGCAGATTTAATATAATCCTCTGCATCAGTAACAAGTTGTACTGGCAATTTGAGGTGCGTTTTTATACGTTTTGCACAATAGATTGCTTGTTTTACATAATCAACACTGTTGTTATTAAATGCAAAAAGTAAAACTCCTTGTTTCATAAATCGATTAATCCGTGTACTGATCTATTTTTCTTAATTGATTCATAGTCACTGGCATACTTACGAGATGCAAATACATACACGCCCATTATCTCTTTTGCAAATTCGTCAATGTTAGTAACAGCATACGGAGTATTATTATCATCTAATACTACGGCATCTAATGGGTGCATTTCTGATAATGTATGTAAAAAATTAATTAATTCTTGCGTAACTGTAAACTTGTGTCCGTGAGTGTAATGTACAAGATTTTCCTTATACTGTGCTAAAAATATGCGCTTTTGATTATTCTGTGTTTCTAAAAAGTTAGAAAACTCTAGGGCTTTTTCTAATCGTTCGTCCATTCGTGACTCTCCATGTATAATATATATTATACACTACAATTGACGAGATGTCAAGTTAAATTAGAAATTATGTGTGTCACCAGTTGCAATAGTTGGAGCTGTTGCTGCTACGTTTGCACCTGTGGCATATACATAAGATAATGCACTAGTTAGTGTACCTTGTACGTTTTCATCAACTGGCGGTCCTGATCCTGTTTGGTCGCCAGTATCATTGTCTTCATATAACACACGAATTCGAAGACCATTAGTAATTGATCTTGCTAGGACTTTATATCGGTTTTCTGAATAAGGATTTGCGCCTCCGCGAACATAAAGTTCACGTTCTGTAGTAGTAATATCATAATACCCATCATTGTTACTAATAGTTCCGCCGGTTCCAGATTCTTTGTATGCATCAACGTAGTTAATAGCAATAATAGCTGTATCAGATACCATTGTCCGCCAATCTAATGTTTTTGCTTCACCGCCTGCATACGATAATGATGTGGAAATCCTTAGACGGCTACCAGAATTAAAAAATGCCTTTGCATCATTTAAGGTTGGCCAAGTAAATGTAATGTCATGTATCTTTGTTCCGTTCCAATTTGTTGCTGTTACACTACTAGCAGATATTGTCGAAAATTGTCCGGCACCTAATGAAAATCTAGTTCCTGCATCTTTAACAAGATTAACTATAGTTTCAAGTTCATCATGTATTACTTTTGTAATTCCAGTATCAGTATTTACAGTAGCAAGTGCAGGACTGGGTCCTGATCCTATCTGGTGCGTATATGCTTTATCGATATCAGATTTTAGGCTGTTCCAATCTGCAGCAAGTACTTTATCTCCTGGACTAACAGGTGGGGCAGATAATGTTTGATTATAACCAGCAGCACTTAGTCCAAGACCAGTGGGTGTACCCATTACAAGATTAATACCCGATCTTAATGTCGTATATTCTGCTTCGCCTATTGTTTGACCCACTGTAACTGCCATACTATATCCTCTTTATTAACTACGTATATTTATACTTTTAACACACACTCTATAAGTTTTTCATTTGCATCATCACTTGATTCAAGAGCAATTCCTACCATGGCTGTTGTTGAAATAGTTGTACATACACCATCTGACATTGCATAAACTGCATCGCCTTTTGTAACTGCACCCTTAACTCTTACAGGTAACCGTCCTTTAAGACCAATGTATTGACCATCACTATCACTGTTCATCATGTATGCTGGATCTGTTGAAACAACACCAATACAATGATTACTTGCACTTGCTGGGCAAACCTCTGCTTCGCCGCCTACTGCTACTGCTGTACCTGCTGGTAATTCTTCTGCTGTTGTGTATTTTTCTGCAAGGTCAGCATAACGTGCGCTTGTTGCAGTACCTTGGAATAATACCGCATTTAAGTTTCCACTTGCATCTCTAACTGCAACAGTACTACTAGTACCGGTTCCAATAGTATCAACTGCACCAACTCTAGCCGAGCCGCCGACTACTAATGCACTTGCTTTTTCTGATAATCCATAAAGATTAGTAGCATACACAGCCGCAAATGTATTACTAACATCGCCTAATGCTACTAATTCATTATCAGTACCTGCTGAATTTAATCCTGGCTTTATTAACCCATAATTAAGAGTTGCAGCATCTGTAGAATACCCAAGTGTAGCAATATTTTTAATTAAGCCGCCTGTTTTTTTGCTTCTAAAACGTATTTCGTCACCTTGTGTATTTGAAATAACTCCTTGATTATCGTTTTCAATGAATAATTTTAAATCTAACCCTGCACCAATGGCAATGCCATCGTCAATTTGGATATTAACAAGTTCCGAGAATACAGTCGGAACTCCTGGAGTTGCTGTAATATAGTCTGTTGAAAGCTTGCCACCTAGCTTTTCAGCGTTAGTAGCTGTACCATGGAACCGTTGTGTTCCGCTAGTAATTCCTGCTGCGTCATTAGGGGTATTGACAAGGGTTACACCTGCACGTATTACATCAAATCCTGTAATAGCATTTTGGGCGTCATTAGAATCAATCGTGAATTGTAAAGGACTAATAATAAATATTACTTCGTCATTAACTGTAGCTGTAATTACACTTCTACTAACTGCAGTCGTATCGCGTACAGTTTTACTCTGCATTTGGGTAATTCCTGATCCAGCATCTTGAGGACCAATTAATACAAAGTCAGTACCGTTGTACGAATATAATTGTTCGTTTGTAGTGTCCCACCAAAAATCACCAATTGCTAAGCCAGCAGGGGCGGTAGCACTGATTTCAGCACCTCCTGTTGTACGCCATTTTGTTCCGTCATTGAATTTTAGTTTGCTGTTTGCACTATCAAACCAAACTTGCCCTCTAATTGCCCTCGGTGGTTGATTAGACCCTGCAAAATTTTCTAACAAAAATACAAAATTTTCGTTTTGTATTTCGCCGTATCCTGCATAGTTTTTACCAACTAGTTTCAAATCAGTTGTTTGGTCTAACGTACCATCTTGTACTATTGTTAACTGATCTGTGTTGTATTTGTTAATTGTATACGCCATATTTAAATAACCCCTTGCTATTAGTATTTATCGGATGTTAAGGATAATTGCTTGTGCTAGTAAATACCCACGTAGCGCCCGTAACTGTAAATGTCATTGTGTATCGTGTCGGAGTTAAAACTACCAAACCCGATGCTGTATTTGCTGCTGCAATATCCTGTATAACTGTTTCGTTTTGTGTGCCAGCACTATCGACAGCTATTGTAGATTTTTGTAATACCCCTGAACTGTCTGTTGTTACAGTTACGTTAATTCCAGTAACTGCTGCACCTGCGTAACTCGTGCAATGAATTTTAGCAACTGTGCCATTTCTCGAACTAGTTGCAGGGCTAATGCTCTGTAGTATATTTCCAACATCTACAATTGGCCCGTTTCCTGTACCTGCTGGATTTGGCCCAGTTAATCCAGTAATATCTAAAGAAAATGCAACAGGTATTGTTAAAGTTGAATTATCAACATATGCTTTTGTTGTTGCATCTGTATTGCTAGTAGGTGTTGCTAGCCCTGTAATTTTTTGATTGTTTATTGTTATATCACCTGTCGAACTAATAGTTAATGCGCCCGGTGAGCTAATACTTCCAAATGCTCCATTTCCGGTTACTGACAACGAACTCAAAGTACCTATACTTGTTAATCCATTAGCTGTAGCAACAGTATCTCCTAATTTAGTTTTAGATAATACTTGTACATTTTCAATTCTATATTCTTTGCCAGCAATTAAATCTACATTTTGATTAAATGTCCAGTTACCTGTTGACTGTATCCAAGATATATCTTTACTGCCGTTACTTGATCGTAGTGTTATACCGCCACCGTTCGCATTAGTATCATCACCTTCAGTACTGTCATCTAATAAGCCTAATTCAATGTTAGGATCTTGAACTCTAAATTGTTGCACATCAATTGATGTTGTTGTACCTTGAATTAATAAGTTACCAGCAACAGTAAGATTTCCTGTAAACTTTCCTGAACCCGTTACGTCTAATTCAACAGTTGGAGTATCTTGGTAAATCCCAATTCGCTTAGTGCTAGTATCAAGAGTAAATGCTTCTATAAAATCATTTCCTTGTGGCACTCTAATAGCAAAATCATAATTTAATTGTTTTAATTCTAGTGCTGTAGTTGTTCCGCTATCAAGTGTTTTAAATGAAGCATATTGAGTATCGCCGAACCCAACACTAACACCGTTGGCCCCTTTAACAAAAAGTGCGCCTTCCATTTCTTGATTAACTACTGCATTTGAACTGTCTCTCTCATTAGTTCTTACAAAGTCTATTACCGAATATACAACACCTGCATCATCTATTAATGATTCTGAAGATAATGCCGATCCTTGCCATTTAAAGTCTGAAACAACTGTTGGATTAAATCCAACTTTTATTAGTCTTCCTGCAGCATATGGAAGTATAACAGAATCCGAAGAAGGAGTAAATTGGAATCTACTATAAATTCCGGCTAATACACCTCCTATATACATTACTGTTACAGTTCTAATTTGTCCTCCAGTATCAACCATCGAAACAGCTTCAAGACCTGTTTTTCCTTGGGATGAAGTATATTGGGGACCAATTAATGTCCACACAGTATTAAACATATAGAGGCGGTCTTCACTATTATCAATCCATAAGTCTCCAATAACTGGATTAGTAGGAGCTGTACTGCTTACTGTTGGTGCACCCGATGTTATAAAATTAGTACCATTATATATTTTTAATCTGTTTTCGCTAGTATCGTACCATAATTGTCCACTTAGGGGATTACTTGGTGCAGTAGTTGATGCAAAATTTTCAATTATTTTAACAAAATTTTCATTAAATGCTTCGCCAAAACCTTTATAATTTCGTCCAACTAATGTAATATCTGTAGAAGTTGTATCAATTATGCCGTCGGTAAGTTCTATTAACAAATTGCCATTAGTTTTATTTATTTTATAGCTCATCCTGCAACTCCTGTGTAGATAATATAGTTAATAGTTTGGAACGGATTCATAGTTTCAAGTGGGGCACCGACTTCACTAAATGCACTTCCTAATGGAATCGAAACATTTCCACTACTAGGCAATCTTTGTGATAAGTTATCTACACCGGTCTGCAGGGTTGATCCTTCAACGCCATCTGGTAAGTTAGAGCGGCCATCGACTTCTCTATGCACATAAAATTGTTGTCCTGTAGATGATTTTAAATCATGTTCGTGTTCTGGTAAATTTTCTAAGTTAATTGTAGCCGAATCAGTTCCGTCTACTGCACCTAGTACACTCGAATTTGATCCTCTACTTCTAATATCTGGATCAGTAACAGCCGGTGCCGTACCGCCCATTGTTAAATTACCTAATGGAAATCTGCCTCTAAGATCAGGTACTTGAAAATATCCCGATGTCGGAGTTGGTCCATAAGTAAATCCAACTAATGTAAACAATGCGTCAAATGGACCTTGTGCTAATTCTTGACCATTACAAAATTTCCAACCAGAAGGTTCAGCAACTCCTGCGTATGGCATAATACTACCTACTGGTGTTAGACCTGTAATACTATTAAATAAAGTAGCTCTAGTTATACGTTTTAAACCTGTATCTGCACCAGTAGTTCTGTCAATTAAAAAATCATCACTAGATAAACTATTAATTACCTGTTCCTTAGCACTAATAACTGTATTTTTTAATGTTAATGCGAAAGTTTTTACTCCGCCACCTGTTTGACCATCGAAACTATTTTCTACTGTCTCAACATCACCGGTTAGTCTAAATGTCGTAGCTGATGTAAGTTTATCAGCACTTCCTGATTTTCCACTTACATTACCACTAACTTGTCCTTCTAAGTTTCCTAAGAAAGTAGTTGCATATATTTTCCTCCAGCGTTTTGTAGGAGTACCAATATTTCTAGCATTGTTAAGATCTGGCAATATTAAATCACTTGCTGCTGTATCAACTACTAAGTCAGTGTTACCTAATGTTAAGGATTTTTGTACAGTCATCGAATCGCCAACGTTTATTGTTTTAGCAACGCCAAGGCCGCCTTTAACAACTAATGCACCATTACCAATTGTACTACTCTGAGAAGTATTATTTGTTGTAATAATTCCACTAGATTTAATATTTCCAGTAACATCTAGTGCTTCATCCGGAGCTTCATTATTGATACCAACTCGCAAACTTGAGTCAACTCTTAAAACAGTATTACTATTTCCGGCATTTCTAACTCTAAAATCAATATTTGAGCCTTCGATATTATGCTGTATCACACCTGCACTTCCCTCAATGCCGATATTGAGCTCTGCATTAATTCCGTATGCTATGCCTGTGTTATTTTGGACATTAAGGGGAAAGGTTGTTGTTGATTCTGTATCACTTCTTAAGAAGTCAGCAGCTGGTATTGTTAAATTGTTAACAATTAACCCTTCTGCTTTTTCAGCTGTACCATAAAACTTAACATTATTAATGCCATCAGCATCAGTGTCTCTGTTGGCTAAGTTAATGCCAGGGCGAATTTGTCCGCTACTAAATCCAGTAATTGTTGCTTTTGGAGTAAATGTATTAAATGCAATAATTGCAACAATAACAGCGTTTACTTGTACTTCAATTACAGTGTAATCATTATTGTCTTGGCCAGTAATAGTGTTAGGTTGGGCACCAGTTGTTAATCCACTACTAAAACTCGGACCAACTAATATCCAAGTAGCACCTGTAAATAAATATAATTGTTGGTTATTGGTATCAACCCACAAATCGCCAGTAATTGCTTGTCCTGGGTCAGGTTCAGTTGTGCTCTTTTTAAGACCACTAGCAGAAACCCAAACTGTGCCATCGTATATTAGTAACTGTTCTGTGTTATTATTGTACCATAGTTGACCTTCAATAGGTCTATCTGGAGTTGTAGGACTAGCAAAGTTTTCTAATAAATGTAATAAATCTTCAGCAATTGCAGCACCGTATCCTGTACTGTTTCTCCCTGGCAATTTGATACTAGTGTCAGTATTAATTGTCTGGTCTTCAACTACAATAGGATCTTTTTCAGCACTATCAGTATATTGTATTGTGTATGCCATCTAAATTATCCCTCGTTAAATCCAGTTAAACTTTGTACCCTAACAGTATAATCAATTTGAATTAGTCTATTAAGACTTTTCTGTACTGGATGGAATACAACGTGTGTTAATAATCTGCCAGTACCGTTAGCACTATACGACTTTAACCCTAATTCGTCAAACACATACGGACTGTCTGTATTAGTTGCTGTGTCAAAAGCATCTTGACCACTTGGTTCACTATAATCTAATAAACAAGTTACTAAGATATCAGTGTAATTTGTACCACTTACATGACGTGTTTCAATTTTGTTACGTGCAGGATCAAGATTGTTTACACTTCGATCATCTACTACCTTAGTAAATGTTTCGTTATATAAACTAGCATTTGTGCCTGTACTGTTTGGAGTTAAGTATGTAATAATACCTGTCGGGTCAACACTTGTGCCGCTGTTACCAAACCCCATTTCATATATCCAACCTGTGCCGGCATTGCCTAAACTTTCTGCAAGGCTAATACTCATATTTTCATAATGAATAGCGTTGCGTTTGTCTACAATAACCTCTCCAGTTTCTGGATTGTGTATTTTAATGTGTCCTTGTAATAACACACCACTTTGTTCATTTAATTTATCTGTCATAGTTTATATACCATCCTGCTTATTGTATTTATCGCGGCAAGTCAACTGTTGCTGCACGTAAGAATCTACTAATATCAGATTCTGATTCACTTAGGCGTATTCCTGCATCTTTCCATATTATTCCAGTTTTTCTAACAACAGTTACCTTAATATCTGGTTCTTCAGGAACCGACAACAGTGTTAATGTAGATCCTTCTATACTAAACTCTGCTGGTAATGTTACATCGCCTTCTGGACTATCTGGTGCAATTACTTGTATTGCATCACCGTTTTTAATAGGCTGTACATAACTACTAATTGCATTTTTACGTAACCGTTTTCCTGCTACAAATACTTCAAATTCATTTACACCATCTTCACCAGGTTCAAAATTAAGTTCGTAAGTTGCTGTAGTTCCGTCTGTTAAAAATTCCGAAGTTAATGTTTCGTCTCTGTACGGCATAGTTGCATTTTGACTTTGGTTATAAACATTTTCACCTTCTAAGTAAATTGCCTTAACTCCAGTGCCTAGTGTGCCTCTACGTAGTTGACTTAATACATTGTCATTTCTCACAAAGTATTCAATGCGTTCTCCGTTAATAAACAGTATGCCAGGAATATTAGTCGACGGTACTGGATCAGGAAGTGTTGTTCCATCTGTTACTGTAATACTTTGATCATACCAATTTAAATCAGTTGCTAACATTATACCATCTCTATCATCAAGACGTTTATAATGTGTTCTATTAAGTATATCTTTAAATTGTCTCCACCCGTATTTGTTAGATAATATAGTATTTGAAAATTGTAATATTTCAATTACATCGTTCTCTTCAATACTTATGTTGATTTTAACATAACGTTTATTTTCAGTTACATAATAGTGCATACTAGGTGTTAACAAATCACCATTAAGGGTAACCCAAACATATTGTGCATCTAACGCAGGTTTTGCTAATTCAATTAATCCAGCAGTTAAATGATTATATGTATACCAGTCATCTGTTCCGACAGTTAACGATACTCTATCAACAGCGTCATACTGTTGTCTATCAAATCCCTGCGAATCGTGGTTACTAAATTGGTAAACTGTTATGATGTCACCGTCGTTATATGCACTATCAAGATACAGTTCGCCTGGAGTAGAAACAAATTCATTTGCACTATCAAAATATCCGTATCTGTATTCGCCATCATTAGTAATAAACACTGTTAATACATCACCATCTTGTTGGTTAACTTTTGGTTTTAGTCTAACTAAACTACCGGCACTACCTTTAGTTCCAGTAAATGACCATTCTGTATTATATGCCAATTCTTTATTATTTAAAAACACTTTTATTTGCTTGTTATTAACTGCACCGGGTGGAATTTGAAACTCTTCTAATTTATATTCACGCTTTTCTGCTGTTGTTACAAATCTACGATTGTATCCTGCGTTAAGTATTTTGTTATTAACTTTTACAATACTAAACCAAGCACTTGGCTCATTATTAAACGGCGTTTGTACAAGATCAAAAACTGTTGTGCTTCCGTCTGCTGTAAATGTATCAATCGAGACTTCACTAAAGTTTTGTTTATCCCCTTTAAAGAAAGCATAACTTATTACACTACCTGCTTCTGGTGGCGTAGCAAATGATACTACTGCATTATTTGGATATGCATATGAATCGTCGCTTTCTTCAATTACATTGTTTAAAGTTTGTCCGTTTAATGCAATAAAATATTGCAAGTCTGTACCAAATCTCACGTTAGTTAAAAACTTACTTGTACTTCCGTCTGCAATAAAATTGTCTATATCTAATATTTCAGTGCCGCTTATACCCAATATTGCAAAATGTATTTTTGCATTTAGTACAGGCGCAATATTAAAAGTTACTGTTTTAGTAGTGTAATTAATAGTGTAATCTTCTGCAGAGATAATATTATATCCTACCTTTACAAACAAGCTGTTAGCCTGTAAAGGTGATGTATCTAAACTGAATTCTTTAGTTGTGCCATCACCTGTATAATTTCTTGAAGTAATTTGGCTGCTGCCGTTTTGCGGTCTTTCATATACCTTAATATCAATTGTATCAAGTACTTGACCAGGAACAAGTTCTTCTGGGCCACCGCTTGTTGTTGCTGTCACAAATCCGTCACCGTCAATCACAATATCTTCAGCGTTTAACCCTGTAGCAGTTGAATAGTTAAGTGCGCCGCCTGTTATACTAGTATCATAACTATTTGGGTCAGGTAAGTAAGTTCCATCGCTAGTTGATTTTCTAATAATGATAATATCGCCTGCTTGGTTAGCAAGATTAAGTCCGTCATTATCAAGGAACACAATAGTAGTAGTTCCGTCTCCTGTAATACTTTGACATATTGCATTTGGATTAGTTACTGGAGTTGCAGTGCCGTAGTTGACATCATCAATGCGCACACCGTTTAAGTAAACATTGTATACTGTTGCGTTTGCTAACGGCGCAGCAAGATCGAGACTTATAGTAGATCCGTCTAATTCAAAAATTTCATCTTCAAATGTTGTGTCGTAACTGTCCCAAGTGTCTTCATACCATCCATCTGAATCCCAGCCTTGACCTTTGCCAAACCCAAGACTAGTAACTTCAACTCCGCCGTAGTCTAAACCAGTCATAAGTTGGTTTAGGTCTTTGCCAGGCATACCTGTAGTTGGAGTATAATAATTATTAATTCTATCTTGGGCTTGCATCAAGTCAACGGATTTTTTATATTCAATTCTTACCGATTTATTAATTGCAGGAGCGTTAGTAAAAGTTATTTGTCCATAATGACGATCATATCCTTTAGTAATATCTAATAAGTTTTTATATGTGTATTCACTGTTTAATGCTTCTTGATTGTTGACATAAACTTTTATATTTGATTTTAATAGATCCATTGGCCATATTAAATCAAATTCAAATTCGCTACCGCTTGCTATAAACGTTTCGGTTTGACTTAATGAGGTATAAACATATGTGCCGGTTGTTCTATCAAACTTAACAGTTGAATATAATCCTCTTACAGGATTGTCACCAAGTTGTACACTGAATGTTGCAACTTCGCCACCTGGCTCGATATTATCTAATGATGATATTGTAGGAGTAGAATAATATCCTGCACCTGGAGATACAACAGTTACACTAGATATTTTGCCGGCGGTTCCTATATTTGCTTTTAATACTGCGCCGCCTGATCCACTTAGTGTTAGTACAGGTGCAGTCTTATACCCGCTTCCTGGATTAACTACTTCAACCTTTACAATCTTATACCCACTGTTATCTAACCAATTCTTATTAGGATAATTTTCAAAATCAGCATTAACACCAATTAAAACACCATCTTGTATTTTAACGTTTTGTGGAACAATTTTGCCGTCGACGCTATTATATGCTGGAGGTAAATCAAAGTCAGTAACTGCTGTGCTAGTATTATCAAGGCTTTCGTAAGCACTTAAATATTCTCTAACTTTAGTTCCAAACGGTTTAACTTCTTTAATATAAGACTCGTAACTTGGAAGATTATCATTATTAAATGTAACGTCTTTTCTTAAACTTCCAACATTATGTTTTGCTTTAATAAAGCTAGTTTTAAATGCCCAATCAATATAAGTTTGTTCACTAAATGCATAACGTAAATTTGCAAAGAACAAAGAATTAAACTTAACTAATAGATCGTCAATAAATAAATCATTTTTAATTGACTCTAATATTATTCTAAGTTCTATTGTTGGCTCACTGTCATAAACTTTAGTATCAAAACTTATAGTATCAAACCCAGTAGCAGCTTCATTAGAATCGTAAAGTGTAGATTTAAACTGAATAGTGCCGTTTTGTCTTCCAATAGTACTATAATTAATTGTATAATCTTCAGTATCTTGGGAGTCTATTTTCTTTAGTAACAGCCATCCGCCTGATCCAATTGAAGATATTTTTACAATATCGCCAATGCTATTGTTTAGTGATGTAAGTTCATAACTATTATCAATAAGGTAATCAATTTCAGTTAGTTCACTGTAATCACTTGCATACCAATTTGAATAATCCCAATATAAATTTACATTATAGCTTTGGCTTTGTATTCTATTCCAAGAACGAGGATCATTAATTCTTTCATATAGCCCCCATTTTCCTTGTATAGTTCTATCACTGTTAACTAGAACAGTAAATTTTCGTACAGTTAGTATTGGTGCATTATTATAATTTTCACCAGGGGCTGTAACAGCAACACTTGTGATTCGACCAAAAGTATCAATTGCTGTTTGTAATATGGCGCCAGTTCCGTTGCCTGTTACAGTTACCGTTGGCGGTACTCTATAACCTCTTCCTGGATCTACAATATTAACACTTGAGATTTTACCATTTATTACTACAGGCGATAATATAGCCTGTGTTGCTCTTGCAACACCTATAAATTCTAAGTCATCGATTGTGTCAACTTTAGCATCCCAATGATTTGACACTTCAGTTGGGGCAGGATCAAAATTAAAGAGTGATGTAAACACTTTATCATCTACAATTAAGTTTTCGTTAAGTATAAGGTTAGTTCTTTCAATAAATTGCTTTAATGCTTCAGTACGATTTATAAACCAACTTTGCCTTGGTGTGTTTAATGCACCGTATTTTTGTTTTGTACTTAACAACGGATCCGGAACAATACGATCTTGTTCATCATATCCTATTAGACTGTCGTACCATTTTCTAATAATATCTTTATTAGGCTGACTTGTTTCAAGTCCTTCAGATATAATTTGATATTGTGTATGGATATTTTGGTCTTGATTTTCGATTGTCCAAAATTGGGTACTTAATGCAACATCAGTGCCTTTAATATATCCTTCTGCATTATAAAGTACAAAGCTAGTAGGACTAATTAATCCAGCAAATGTGTATCCTTTAGCAACAGGATCTTTAATGTAATCTGCAATATCACTAATATTAATGTTTCTAAATTCTACATTAGGCACTGTCTTTTTATTAGATACCCAAAAGTAATATATTGTTATAAATGTGCCAGCAATATTATCATATTTGCGTTTAGTGCTATAAGCTGTATCGCCATATAAACTAGTACCGCTATATCCTTTTGCAAATCCGTTTTCAGTATCAGCTTGGGCATCCCAGGCACTAGGTAATACATCTGACTCTACCCATTCGTATACATCAATAGTGTTGCCCTGGAAGACTTTAGACCAATTTTGTGTACTAAAAATTGTATCTCCTTGATAAGGATTATAAAATTTAGCGTTAGTTAAATTCCACCATACTTCACCAATATGTTCACTTCCCCAACTATTTGTTATATCAATAATAGTGCCCGATGCTGTTGATAAATCATAAAGTGCCGGATCGTAATAAGTTTTAAATGTTAGTTCTTGTTCTGCAACACCTGCAACTTTTCCTTGAATTGGATCAATATAATCAAGCGGAGTTAGTAATAAATTTTCCTTTGTATCATAAAGGAACATTTTTTTAATCTTACTAATATCAACGGTTGACTTAGCTGCGCTATGTTCCGTCCACATAGGTTGCGTTTTATTATTGGCAAAATTTAAAATACGTCCTGTATAATTTCCGGAGATATCTACTTCCTTAGATAATCCAACATATAAGTGATTATTTTTAGCAACAATATTTTGGCCAAACTCTTTTACAGCTCTATTAGATATTCCAATAGTTTGTGCAAGTAATAATTCCGCCTCTATTTTTTCGTAAACATATATAACTCCTGCGTCTTCATTAATTGTTTTAAAATCAGTAAAGCCGCCATCAAATACTGTGCTATAATTATCAAAATAAGACCTAGATTTAGAATCTGCATTTTTAGCAGAAATATATAATTTTTCGCCGTCAAACTCAATTTTCCAACCAAACAATTCAGCTCTCTCGTTATTAAAACTTTTTAATGTTTGTGATAATACAAATGTTCCATTAATTTGTTTATAGATATAAACAATCCCTTGATTTTCAAGATAGTCATCGTTTAACGGGGCACTTATTGCAATTAATGTACCATCTGAGGATATTGATATTGACTGGCCAAATGCCGATGTTTTATCAGGAGCCGGAATTTCTTGAGATTTTTCAAAATGACCGTTATTAGATCTATATACAACTACTTGGTTAGGTGTCTGATTGCTATATAATGCATTAACAACTAGCACTTCTCCGGACAATGATACGTCAAACTGTGAGGCAAAATCTTCAAGCCCGATCTGATTTAATATTGTAGTCGAGTCACTTACATTTCGACCAGTTGAATTAGGAATAAATCCAACATAGTCAACTAAGTCTGACATTGCGGTCCATTCATTAATACTAAATGTGCTAGGTGCTAAATTAGTTTTTGCAGCATATATTATACCTTCATTATATACAATGTCGTCTGTAAAATAAGTAATACCTTCACTAAATGTACCTTTAAACTTTTTATTTTTTGCATAATCCCAGTTATAGTTTATACCGTTTTCTTCACCGTTTTTAATAAAATATAATTTGCCTGGAGAATATTGAGTAGTAGTCCAGGTATTATTACTCCAAGAATATATAAAATTGTTAACTTTCCATTTGCTATCTTGAGTATTACCATAAACTATATACGTATTGATATCTGATATTTGCGGATCAATCTTTCCTGCAAAGTACGGAGTACCTGATATTGTTACACCGGTAATGGTTCCGCTAATACTTACGCCAGTAACTGTTAATACAGCATCGTTGTTGCTATACCTTCCACCTAGTAAATTTCCTCTTATAACAATAGTATCATTAATATTAAAATTAGAGCCGCCGTCGACTATATTTTCAATATTGTAATATAAATCTGGTAATGTTTGTGTACTATCATTAAGTGCAGGCGTTAATACTCTTACTCCAACTGTAAAAGATGTTTGAGTAGGTAAATCATTTGCCGAATCTAATGTTCCTATTGTATCTAAATCAAGTGAAGAACCAGCGTGAATAAATCCTCTATATAAATTATTATTCTTTGTAATTTTTATAGAACTACCAAGTTTAAAGTTTTCTTGTTTTTCAGGTACAGTGTAATTTTCTGTTATACTATATTTTCCAGGAGCAATCTTTGAGTATACACTATACATTCCTTCGTTAGTCAATCCGCTAGCAGTTCCAGTCTTATCAGCTGGGATTTGATATATCTGAGTCCATTCATTATTAACAGCAGACGGTATGTTTGCAAGACGTGCCCTGCCAGAAACTTCGTATTGTTGATAAAGCCAATATTCTATATCTAATAATCTAGAGCCTGATGATAAAGGAATAATATCCGAAGATTGGAAAACAAATAACTTTCCAATACCTTCACTAGGCAGTCCTAAACTAACATATTGTATTTGTCCAATTGTTCTATCTACTTGGTATGTTGGATCAGGGTCTCCTGGAATTTCTTTAAATTTAATTTCAGCATTGTCAGAGAATACGTATCCATTAGACCATGTTCCCACTACACCTTTAACAAACAACGTTGCATTAAGACCGTCTCGTTGATAATATGTAACTATGCCAGTTGCTCCGGTAGTCAAGTCTTCAACAGTTTGGCCAATCTTTGGCTCATAAGGAGTATCATCAACATTAAATTTTGTATAATTTATGTTTATGTAACCATCCCATACATCGTACACTGTTTGCACACTATTGGTAATATCAGTTGACAATCCAATAGATGTTAAATCTCTAACAATTCCAGTGCCGTATTGGGGTAACTGGTTAACATAAAGGTTAATTAGATCACCCTGGTTAACCTCATCGCTAATCATCTTAGGTGCTCTAACTACATACAAGTTATTTAAGAATGGTGCATTAGACCCATATGCGCCAGGCAACCCTTGATAGCTTAATTTTTCTATGTATGCATTATATGTATTTTGACTACTAAATGCATTAGTTTTATAATCTAAGGAATTAGCATATAGTTTATTGCTATCTACACTATCTGTAATAACATCGTAGAATACTAAGCCACGTCCTTGATCTGTATTTTCAGTTCCAACAGTCGGAGTATAACTAGGAGTATCAATAAACCAAAACCCTCCAAATTGTGTGTTAGACTGAACACTACTAATTGGTCCTTGTTTAATATATTCTCCAATAAAATCGCCATCATCACGGAAAATACTATCAGTACTGTTAAACACACCATTAACATCTTTTAAGTATATTACTAATTCTGCACCATCGTTATATACATAATCAACAATTCCGGATGCCGTTGTTGTTTGTAATATATCACCAATAGCAGGAAAGTTAGTTGACGCATTAATATATAGTACAACATCAATTTTCTTTTGTATAGTATGTGTTTGCTCTAAAAATTCTGCATTAATATTTGCAAATGATCCATTAAATGGGGAACGACTTGCAAGTGATGGCAAGTCTTGATTTGAGTAAGTTGTTTGGTTCCAAGCTACTTTAATTAGATCGTTTTCTTCACTACCTTCATAGTGTGCTAGCGGCGCTCTAATTAACATATGTGTCGCTGGTTGATTTGCAAATGCAAGTTGTGCAGTTATTGGGTTAATTGCATAGTTACCAGTAACCAAAGTCGGTATAGATACTGCATTATCATTTTCTACGTCTAGCGTGTCAACAATTTGTGTAACAGAACCAAAACTATTAAATTCAATATTTTGCACAGCAGGTTGAATATCAACTAATGATTTCCAAAGTTGTTCATCTTTAGATACAATAGTTCCCTTTGTGTAAGCAAAGTTAGGAAGAAAAGTTCCGCCTGGGGCGTATTTTGTTTTTACGTCAGATGCATTAGGCGAACCAATTATTATGCTATTTCCGTCAGGACTAATTGCAACAGCTGACCCAAATGCTAGTGTGTCAGACGGTACCGGAAGTTGCACAAAATAATTACTTTCAAATCCATCTTCAGCATCACTTGAATGCGGAGTAATACACTGATAAAATAAACCGTTATATATTATTATTTCGTCAACATAATCAATCTCCGGAGCCCAATTATTATATAGTTTTGCAACGTTGTCAGATACTTCGATTACCTGTGTTTGTGAAAAGTTTAATGAATCAGAAGATCTATTATAGACATATACCTTACCATTACCCTCGGTAGGTGCACCAACTAACATAGTAGTATTTCTGTCATCAGTTGCTAATGCTGATCCAAAAGAATTGTCTAAAGAAGTTGTTGTCTTAGTAAGTTGTTGTTGTTCTAAAAGTAAATTTTCATTCTTGAGAACTTTCCATTTACCTGTGCCATTAACATTATCTATCCATATATAGTCATCAAGTGCAATACTTTCTTGTAGTATATTATTTGCTGATGTAATATTTGCTGCGCGAACTTTTAAAAATCTTGTTATAGATCCAAAACATCTTGGTATTTCATCCTGGGCATTATTTGTAAGTACTGTAATTACATTTTTGTCTACCGCAGATACTAAATAAAATCCTTCTAATTCAAATTTTTCGGTAGTTGATGATGCCGACGAGTCTTGGCCTGTATATTCTATATAATTATTAAAACTATGTAATCCTATAACATCATTAACTGAAATTGTATCAGCATTAGTTGTAAGAGTTAATGTAAAGGAAGTAGTTCCTTCGGTTACTGATTCAACTCTATAATTAGTATCAATGTGTTTGTAAACATTCCAAGAAAGCTGATCATTTCCTACCCAAATATAATCATTTCTACTAATATCTGCAAAATTAAAATCAGCAATATTGTTATAATTTGTTGCAACACCTCTTACATCATCAGGGTTTACATATCCTGCATCTTTTACATAACTTGCATCTACATACTTTTTAGGAAAAGGCTTATGGTCGTAATTAGGCGTTTTTTGATAAACTTCATAAGGAAGAATTCTATAAACTAAATCAGTTTCTTTACCTGTAGTACTTGTTACAAGATCAATTGGCTGGGGAGTAAGTCTAAACTTGCTTTCATCCAGTAATAATTCGTATTCTGTAAATCCTTCACTTGCTCCATACTGACCGGCTTTAATTGCCCATTCTTCGTAAAATTCTAAACTATCCTTATCTGCACTACTTAATACATCAAATAATTTTGTTAATGCGTTTTTAGTACCTTTGTCTTGTATCATACCTTGATAAAATTTATATTGACTTACATCATCATTAATGATATTTTCAAGATACTGCCGCTTCTGGTAACCAATTAAATGTTGAGAAAGTCGCTGTTGTTCAGTATCAAAATTATCCGAATCTAGGTCGTAAAAATCTGCAAACTGATTAGTTTTATATTCAAAGTTTGCATATAATCCTGCTTCTGGTTTTTTATCTAAACGATTCCAATCTATTGCATTAAACGATTCTGTACCAGTTAATTTAGTAGACGAGCTATAATAAAACTCTTTGTATTTTACAATACTGCCAATTGCATAATCAGTCCAGGGCATCCAACTAGTAGTTTTAGCTTCGTCATATACGAACCCTGGAATATTTAAACTGCCGTCCCATTCTTGGGTTTTATAACCAAGTACTTTAATGCGCTCTTGTCTATAGCCCGGTTGTGTGTCGTAAATAACATCACCAAATACTGTATTATTATCAATTAATAATGCGTGTTCTTTTTGTATAAGAGGAAGTTTAACAGCATATATTCCGTTAGCAGTAGTATCTTTCGAACGAATAACAAATTCATTAGGGGAACGTCCTAATAATGAAAATTCTTGTACTAATTTAGTGCCATCTGATTGTAACAGAGAATAACCATAAAAACTATCAAAGATGTTATCGACCATTGCATATTCTGTTTGGAATTTAAGTTGCGCCGATGCTGGACTTAGTGTAATAACACTTCCTTCACCCCAGTTTTGTGTTGTCCAGAATAAGAATTCATTTACACTATGACGCCAGTTTAATACAACTTTTGCATCGCCTTCGTAATAATCAAATACAAATCCTTGGTCTTCTAAATAATTGCCGTAGCCTAATAAAAAATCAACTACATCCTGTATACTAGTAAACAAGTGCCCGTAATCTGATTCAATAACAATATTTTTATTAAATGTTTTTCTTAGAAAAGCATTTCTGCCACCTATTAATGGCAATGCCGCAAGTTTACTAAGATTAGTTGTGTCAAATTCTTGGCCACTTCTAAAATTAGATTTTACTCTATAATATGCTCCTTGGTATTCTAAATTTTGTCCTGGTATATAAGTCTTATTGCTATCCCAAATTAAATAGCTTTCACTTATTCCACCAATATTAATACTCGGATCTGCTTGAGAAGATATCGGCGCATAATATTTAAACGATGCAATTTCATTATCATATCCTTTAATTACATATCCGTCACTTCTGCGTTCAATAATAACACCACTATACGAAACAGTCTTAACTGGTGTACTGGTATTTAAAAATACTTTATAATTTTCATCTGGGATAAAAACATTGCCGTCGTTTGTTGGACTACGGCTATCTAATATTAATTTAAATTTTTCTTTATCAGTAAATCCTGCTAACTTATGCCCTAATTGATTTTTAATATTTTTAATATTTGTTTTGTATGTAGTATAAGATGTAGTTACGTCAGATGTTAAATAGTTTGCAATATAGTTTACAAGCCCACTTGTATAAATTTGAGATGTATCTTCGTATGTATTCGGAAATAATAAGTTAGTTAATTGAATTCTAGTACCTGTAGTTTTATACACTAGCTCATTTGAAACATTTCTTACTTGATTAATTCTATCAAACCCGGTAGCAAAAAGTGTATGCGGTTTATTAATTGCAAAAGCTGAAATAATACTAAACGGATATTGACTACTTGATCTCCAAGCACTTTCTACAGGTGAACCATCACCAAATATAAAACTTCTGTCTAGTAGTTGATTATCGAATGTATTAATATAACCAGACTCGATTGGAGATACTAAGTTACCGTTACTATCAACTGGAATGTGATTAACTAAGCCAGGGCGTTTGAAATTATTAAGAATTTTATATTTTACATTTGGTTGCCTTACAATACCTGCTTCGAGATCTTGCCACAACAATAAATTTTCTTTAGTATACGGAGCAGGGCCATATTGTGTTTCCCACCAAGTAGGCATAACGCTAAATCCAAGCATTTCCCAAGGATGTGTATGAGGACGATCAGTATCGTACGCTTGTTGATAAATTTGTCTCCAAAAACCCGGCAACGATTTGCCAGATGGGCCTGTACTGCCTGCATAGTTAAATGTAAAGGAGTTAGTTCTATCAAAGAAATTATGTAACGTATAATCTTGATCAATTAATTTTGACCATTGTACAAAGTCTGGTAACATAACCCTATCGATATGTTTTTTAGTAACTCCTGTATCTCTGTGTTCGCCACCAATTAAACTGTTTATATCTAATAATTTATTGTCATATACTACTTTTATGTTATTATAGATTCTTTTTTCAAGTTCAAGTAGTAAGTCATCTCTGTAATCGTTAAACGCTATAATTTTACTACCGTCGTGGCCTTGAATAACTTCCTTTGGTGTTTGATACGTATTATCTAAGTATTTTACAGGTTCATAAGAAGGGTATAATCCTAGCTTACTAGGAGTAGGCGGAACAAAGCTACCGTTAGTAGTTTCGTATTCATAAATATCAATTACATCATCTGGATATTTAGTTGCGGTAACTATTACATAGCCTTCATTATTAAATGTATAATCTTTACCATGTACTAGTTGCACTTCGTTTAAATATACTTGTACTGCTATTCTAGAAGGAGTACTTAAAGAAAAGATTGCCGACAAAGGATAAAATTTGTCGTCAGCATCAATTACAGTTGTTGTTAGTTTTCTAGTTGCACCAGTTGGGGTCATATCACTAAAGAAGAACGGCTGTGTAGGAGTCTTATTTTTGTTAATTTGTTCTAATATTGCATCTACATGCAGTTTAGTAGTACCACTAAAAATTATATCTTCGGCTGTTTGAAGAAATAACCGTTTAAAAGTAGTATACTGATTCATTGCAAATTTTATACTTTTTATAACATTTGCATCGTTATCTAACATATGATATAATGCAAGATTCATTGGCGAACTGTGTTGTACAAATCTTCGCCCTAATTCTGTTAAATTGCCAATATCTCGTAAATTACTTGTTCCTGGATACGTTCCTACAAATGTATCACTTTGTTCTACTATCGTAGCAATGTGATCGTTTACTTCGCCGAGCGTAAACTCTGTGATATTTTCGTTTGCTGGATTTCTTTCTAAGGATGCAGGAATTTCATAATAGCCATTTTCATTTTTTGTGGCAGATGATCTTGTCTTAATTATTACTACATCATTTATAGATAATGGATTTGTGAAATTTACTGTTGCAATATTGTTAATATCATTAATAATAGTATAATTATTATCTTTAAATTGTAATTTGTTATTTAAATATACCTTAGTCCAAAGATCTGTTAGTTCTCCGCTATTATCATACATGTCAATTGGAAAAGACGTAATAGTATTATCAAACACATACTGTCTAATTACTAACTGTTCACTGGGTGTACTAACTTTTTTCCATCCAGATACTGAAACAAAGTTACTAAGATTTGAATATTTTCTTAAAAATCCAATATCAGTTTTTTTAGAAAAAGTTTCGTTTTTAAATGTATAAGTAAATGAATCATTTAGTAAACTAAAATTAAAAACAATGTCACCAATGTTATTAATACTCCTATAAGAAATAGGAATGGTTAATTCACTGTCAACAGCACCGGTACCGGTTTTATAACTGAATACTGTGTTACCAGTAAACGTAGACGATTCATAAACAGTTGTATCTGCATACGAGTTACCATCAATATCAAAAATATCAAAAACAGGAGCCTGGTTAATTTTAATCTTATCCTGAGTAAGTTTCCAATCTGTGCCAGTATAATACAACATTTTACCTTTGTATGTTACGCCATTTAAAATCAATACGACTTCGTTTGTTATTGGAATTGAATCTGTTTCTGGAATTAAAGTAATCTGTCTCTTTACTCCGACAGTCGGATCTGTAAAATTAATAAATTTTACTTTAAATATCCTTCCAGCTACTAAAGAGTCTGGGTCTGCAGTAAACACAATTCGCATACCGTCTGCTAGATCAATTCCGTCAACATTATATCCTTCGGAACCTTCAATAATAGAAAATGCGTCTTTTGTAAAGTCGTCAACAACATCAACATCTAATTTTGAAGAAGTTCCAAAGTTATGTAATTTTAGATTTGCTTCAAATTCAATAATAGGACGTTTGGCACGCTGTAATTGGTCTATATCAACGCTTTCATTGTTAGATAATGCACTTTCTTCAATAACACTTTTATGAAACCATCTATTATAACGACTCCATAAATTGCCATCTATACTTGCACGATTAATTACAATATAATCTTTATCTTCTGGATATCCGATTGCTTTACTATACGGTAGTCTATCAAATCCTTGAGCATCAAATTGTATATCAATATCTTCTGTAAACGATGTAGGAACATTTAATTTAGTTTCAGAAACTAAATTAATTTTATCACCTACCCCTTCAACATAAAATGTGCCTTGGGCATAAGTTGCAGGAACTACTTCACCAGTAAACTCGACCTTCATACCATTTGACAATTCAATACCATTACCGCTTTTATAAAATTTCTTACCAATAACTTCGGTTTCAACATTAATAAAAGTTGCTTCGCTTATATCTTTAACAATAATAGTACCGCTTGCATCTAAATCATTAGCTGCAACATAGTACAGCACATCCGGAGTAGATGTACCGAGTTGCAATGTGCTAACTCCTTTTTCTAATCCCTGTATACTAACACCATCAAATACTAAAATACTTGAACTATCTAATTCAAATCCATCTTCAAGTGTTTTCTGTGTTTTAATTGTAAAAGGTAAATTTGGAGTGTCAATGTCAAACTTGTAAGTAATTCCTCTATAAAGAGTAATTGTGGGATTCTGTGTCAATCCGTCTGGAGAAAATATATAAGTTTCGTTATCTGCGTTTTCACCAATACGAACAGTATATGTACTTTCAACGTCAACAGTATTTCCGGAAATGCCAATTGTTTGTGGGCCCGAAGGCAACCAATAATATTCGCGGAAATTACTAAACTTATCCCAATCAATACTAGGGTTCCAAGCATAATATTCTTGCTGATTAACTACACTATGGTTGTCGTTAGATTTATTAAAGTTTGTTAACTGATTTGTAAAATCGTTATAATCTTTATAAAAAGTAACATTACCTAACTGATCTTTAATTACTGCTGTAGGTTCTAGCTGATAGTTAAATCTATCAGCACTAACATCTCCAATATAATTATCAGTAGGATTAAATGCTTTAGCTGTTTCTCTGCCAATATAACCATTAAGTTTTTCAACTACTCCCGGCTGTATTAATTGATCTAATGTACTATTTAAAAACTTTTTGTTTGACGGTGTTCTAAAAAATCTAGGAAGGAAAGCTTCACTTTTGCGTTTGTCGCTACTGCCTGGTACTGGCAAATTTGGTTCGTTTTGATCGTTGTCGTAAGACATTAATAAGCCCCTTTAATTGTGGTCAATCCACTACTTGTTAAACCTGCATTAACTGAAGTTGCATCAGTAACAATTGATCCACTTGACCGAAGTCTTGTAGCGGTTATACTATCAATTAATTCGATATCAGCAACAGTTGCTCCACTTATAAAAACTTCATCAGATTCTGATTTTATTTCAAATAAACTACCAAATGTGCTAGATGCTTGATTTGGAACTATTACAAATGTCACTAGATTTGGCGATAGCTGTTGCATAACGTATGTACTTAATTCTGTAAAATAAAACGTTTCGCCAAATTCCCAGTTTTCAAGTGCAAAGAATTCATTAATTGCAGCTATCACCCTAGTTTTAATTTCATTATCATTAATTACAATATCCGGATTCTTTACAATTTTAAATTTTGCTTGTAAATCAGACGATGCTATTTCTCCAAACAGTATTTTATACTTAACTGGATGATAAATTATTTCATCACTAATTGACTTAATATTATTAAGCTGTTGACCGTAGTTTAAATACAGCTGATCACTACTAGGAGCAAAAGGCTTAACAGTTGTTGTGCCGTCAAGATAAAGTCTAAAATTATCGTCATATGATTTTGTTAACAGATATACGTCTACAATATTACTAACACTTGGATCAATTCTATTACTTGCATCAGCTGCATGAACATAATGAAATTTAAGTGTTCCTCGGCCAAGTTTAGCACGATAGAGTTGTGTAGTAGTAAGACTACCAGTTATTTTATTTAATGTTTGAAATAAATTTTCTTGGACAAAATAAAATATTTGACCATCGTCATAACTCGATGTGCTAGTTAAATTACTAACAGAAGCAATAACGTTTATACTTCCTACACTGTCTAAGAATGTATATTTTGCAATTTTTGGGCTTTCTGAAATTATCGTCGGAACCTCTGTTGCAAGATGTCTATATTCATCTATACCGTCAATAGTAGTTGTTTGGAGCTCAAATACATATTTTGTTATCGGGTTTTCAGATTCGTTAACAATTTCATCAAATAATTCAGGATTGTCAACTACGCCGTCGTCATCTTCATCAAAGAAACTAACTTGGATTTTACTACTGTCGACATATCCTTCAGCATCTCTGTATTCTTCTACAATTTCCCAATCAAAGTCAACTGTAAATGGATTAACATTGTCCGGCTTCTTATTAATATTTAATACAGAAATTTTATCTTTAATAATCTTGCCTGTGCTAGTATTATAAATTTTATCTGAACTGTCAAAATAAAATCTAATTTCTTTTGCACTTTCAAATATATACCTACTACCTCTATAAGTAATTGAATACGTTTCACCGTCAGTTTCAAATAACAATAACCAACTTGCATCTAACTGTTGAGTAGTTGCATCACCAGTTTTACCAATACTAAAAGGACTATTAATATTTAAATTGTCAGTAGTAATTACCCGCCATTCTCCTATATTAACATCAAATCTTAAACCAAAACTATTGTAAGCAAATACTTGATCAATTACTTGCAATGAAACAGCAGATTGTAATTCTGTAGCTAATCTTGGTATTATTTCAGTGAGTATTGGACGGTTTGACGAATTTAAAAGATCACCAGGAATATTATCATTAAGTATTATTGGCCCAGTTCCGTCAGTATTCGTTGTAGTACCGTCGTCAACAACACTTACAATCTTAGTCCATTTATATAAAGTGCCATTTACAGGTATTTCTCCCGATGTTGGTATAGAAGTTAACTTGTTATTATTTTTACTTTGAAAATATTTTCCACTAGGTGCTACAAACTTAACTAGCGTTCCAGGCTTTAATAATTTTAAAGTACTTGCTGTAAACGCTCCTATCTGTAACCGTGATCCGGCTGTATTAGTAAAATAACCAGTAGTCTGATTGGTATTGTCTGATTGGTTGTTCCACATTACACCTAAATCTCCTACAAGAATTTTAGGAAAACTATTATAATAATAATTTTTTATTTGGTTATTAGTTAGTATTGGTTCTATTATATTTGCAATAGCACCTTCTATGTCAGTTTTAGTTATAAAGTTAAATTTTGATTTAGGTGTTAAAAACTCTTTAGTTAGAATTCCGTCTATACCAAACAAATTAGTTTTAGAATATTTTCCTGTTGCATCAACTAGGTCTAAATACCGACTAATTCCACTAGCTGTTCTATTAACACTTTTTACTTTAATAATTTCTTGGCTTATTGACAGCGGTGCCACTTGATAATCTTCAGCAGTTATCATTCTATTTTGTGTGTAATACGTTGACGGAGCATTGCGTTTAATACTATCGTTTGTTTCGCTTGTACTTGCATTGTCAACAGTATACTTCAATGAAAATACCATTGTAATTTGTTCTATTTTGCCAGTCTTACTTACATAAGGAATCTTAATACTAACACCTCGCATGTCTGCTGGTTCGATAATTAATCGTTGATTTTTACTGCTTCTATAGTATACTCTAAAATTACCTTGAGGCAAATTACCAAATGTACCGTCAGAGAAGATTAAACTAATTCTGTCATTTGCTCGTGTCAATACACTATAAATATTCCTAATACTTTTACTTAAACTATTATATATTACATTGTTGCCTTCTACAGCATCAACTTTACTCCATAGTTCTTCTTCTAATCCAAAATTATCAACTTTATAAAGCCAAACATCTGAGTTATTAACATCTGTTGCATCAATTGCAACAACTTGGTTAGTACTAGGACGGTCTATTGTAAATGTGCCTTGGTCTAATGCACCTTGTCTAAAGTGGCAAAAATACCCAGTGTTAGAGCTTGCTGGGCCTTTGCCATCATTTCTATAAAGGAATGCAAAATTATTTCCTGGAAACGGTGCTTCTTCTTTAATTTCACCGTTGTCTATGTCAGTTGATACAATTTCAAACTTACTAGTTGACCCACTAATAGTCTTATTAAAGCCATAAACAGGTAAGTCGGTATTTGAACTGTTTAATCTGTATTGTTCTGTTGGCACACCGGCTACAGTTTCTTTTTTAGACGGGCGGCCAATATTAGAATTAACCGGAAGTGCAGCATTTAAAATTTTAGTAAATTGTTCTTGCCAGTTAGGATTACTAGGATCATTCCAAACAACAGTTTGGTTAGATAAATTTAAATTATTAGAGTCCCTAACACTTTCTGTTGAATTTACACTTTCAATTTTAAACAGTCCATTAGATGCTTGATTACGTTTAGGATTATAAGAAAGTAATCTTGCTAAACGTAGCACACTTTCTCGGCGTTCTGCAAGTTCTAAGAAGTTTTCTCTAGCATTTAAATCAGTACGGAAAGCAATATTTTGGCCTAGGAAAGCAATTAGGTCAATAAGTGCAAGGTACTCCGAACTTTCAATGTAGTCATTAAAGTCTTCTGGGTAATTTTGTCGAATATAATTGATCATTGTCCGACGTAAATTATCAAAATCATAAGATTTGAAATCTGCATTTCTATAGCTTTGATAGATACGCTTCCAATCTTCTGCTACTAATAAACGGTTCTGTCTGTCTGTACTTGACATATGTTGCTTCCTCTAATTATACAGTATTTATTAAATATAATAAACCGCGTATATAATTAATTGGCTAAAAATCCGTTATTTTGATCAAATTTAAGTTGCATATTTTCTGCAATATTATAAGGTAAAAATATTAAAGTTGCATCTATTTGTAATCCACTTTCGTATTGGTCGACTGTGATATTAGTAACACTAACCCTTGGATCATAATTAATAATAGTAGTTACATTATCAGCAATAATTTTCTTAAGACTTTCAGTTAGCGGTTCAAATAAAATGTCCCAGATGATTGTTCCAAAGTTAGGATTACTAAGTAACTCTCCTTGGCGAATATGAAAGTTATTAATAATATCTTGTTTTACAATTTGTAAATCATATAACTTAAACCCAACATTATCAGGATTAACCGTAGAAAATCCTTTATAGGTTTTTTCGCCTATTCCGTAATCAGGGCGAGTATTACCCTTTACAGTAATTTCTTTATAAAGTTTCTTCTCTAATGTGCTCATACTGTATTTACCTTATTATCGTGGTCCGGTTCTTGACGGAGTACTAGTAATTGTTGCAGTTCCAGGACGGACTGTTCTTCCATCAACTGAATACTCGCCACCACCAATTGATTCATTATACGCAGCTACTTCAGCATCAGTTGACACAGTAGTGGGAGGTGTTGTTGGCACACCGGGATCGGCAGTATCTGCACCTGTTCTTGACTCTGGAGGACATTTTGCAAATGTATCCATTTGCACAAGTTCTTCTTCTGCTGGTAGTGGTGCTGTTGTTGCGGTTGCTTCAGTATTAACTGTTGTAGGATTTATATTTTCGTGACTTCCCCAAGGTTCAACAGACGGAATTCGTGTTGGCACAGCTGGTGGGCTTGCTGTAGGAGCAACTGGTCCGTTCATATGTATAACTGTAGCTGTTTCATAATGTCCTGCACTAGCAATGTTACTAGTTCCGGCGCATGTTAATCTGCCATCTGCTCCTACTAATACATCCCAATTTGCGCCTGTTTGTGTTGACATTTGATTAGTTGCAACTATATTAATATTATTGCCTGCTTTAATATTAACATTTCTACCAGCATCAAAATTTAAATCATTGTCACTATGAATGCTTACACTATCTTTAGAGTATATATCAAGTTTACCGTTGGCGGTCATCTCAATCCAACTATTACCACTACCATGAGAAATATAAACTAAGTCTTCTGTATTATGTAAAAGAATTTGATGGCCAGTTCGTGTTCTAATTCTTACTAGCTCGTTCATAGGCAAAGTAGGGTCGCCACCGTCAGCTATACTTGCATATTCACTAGGAGTTGTAGCTGCTGGGCCTTTTCTAAACATACTAGAATCGCCGTCATCCATTACAAAACTTGACCCGGTTAGTCTCGATGCTGGTATTTCAGTTTGTGCGTTTTCGGCACCAACTTTTACTTTAGGTTTTCCGGGCCTACGATCTAAAGGTCCTGGCGTACTCATACCAAATACCATACTAGGAACCTCTCGCCTAGCACTTGAAGTAGTTGTGCCTCTTATTTGATCATTAATTAGACCTGCTGCTGTGAGTTGTTCTACTGCATCTGTATTAACGGATTTTAAAAACTGAGTAGGATCATTGCCGGCCCCTAATTCGTTGCGCTTATTATATTCGCTAACAGGTAAAACTGTTTGTTGATCTTCTTTATTGTACGTAGTGCTTGCATTACCAGGTATCATAAAATTCATAAACTTTTCTTGAACACAACCGATCCAAAAACCTCTACTTTTATTTCCTTCTGCAAAAATAACTAAAACTGTAGTTCCAATGTCTGGTGGCACTGCCCACATACCGTAACTCTTTTGTGTGTGATCAAACCCTTCGTTATCACTAGTTCCGCTGTAAGGTGTAATTCCATAAAACGGACTTAGATAATTTACAGTTGCCATTTCTCCAGACACATTTGTTGTATTACCTTCAGTGGTTGATTTTAATAATTCAACTTCTAGTGACCCCATGTATTCAGTATCTATATGGTTGCGTACAATTGCCATAAATGGGCCTGGACCATCAAACGAACTTGATTTTTGTTGTACTTCTGGAGTTCTAGTATCTTGTCCTGCCATTGTTTATTCCTTAAAAAGGTCCTGATTGTTGTTGTGCAGAAACATTAGCTGCTTGCGTTGCCCTAACTGCTCTCAAAGGTGCATCGTCATATGTGCTTCCGGTAGTTGGGTTTGGTCTACTTGCAGGGCGAGGGCTGCTGGTTATAACTCCCGGATCTGCGGTATTTGCACCATTTGCGTTTGCTATTGCAGCTTGTGCTGCTGCTTCGTCACCTGCTCCGTTAGCACCAACTGTTGGGTTAGCATTAGTACCTGTAAACTGGTTAGTATTAGTATCTGTATTAAGTACCAATGACTGTGCCGGAATTGACGAACTCTGATCTTGGCTTTGTCTTCGAATTGTTTGCAATGTTTGTGTAAATTGCCCGTTACTAAATTTATTATTTACAAATAAAACTTGGTACAATCCGCTAAATTCTGCTACAGGAGCTGTGCCGTTAGCCGGAAAGTCCATATATCCAGTTGGACCATAATCAAGTGGAGTTCTAAAATTAAGTTCAATGTCAACTTCGCCATTTTGATAATTCATAGTTCCGTCTGCGTTGATGTTTAATATTCCTGGTACTTGCAATGCATTGTAATTGCCCATTCCGCTATCTGCTATGTAATACGGATCACCTAATATTTCTAAGTCTACTGCAACTAAATCTACTGTGCTATTCATTAATGCTTCATTAAAACTTCGGGCAACTTGAGACTCTGGATGAAGTTGGCCAATTCCTCCGTCAACAGAGTTAGGTTTTGCTGTTGCCGACTGTGTACGTCCAATTTCGGCCGGATTAGCACTTCCCTTAGGTACACCCGGAGATGGTCTTTCTCCAGATGAAGTAGTTTCTTGTACTACAGAATTTTTACTATCTAAACCAGCTTGACCTAAATCTCCATTAATTGAAGTAAAGAATGCATGATTAAACTTAATGTCAAAATTAATGATATCTTTATTTTTTCCTGTATAGATGTAATTGTATTCTTTAATTGCTTGCTGTTTTAATTGCGGTATTCCGGGACTACTATCACTGGCTCCTTTAAATTTGCTTAAATGTACAAAATACGGTACAACTCTGTAAACAAACACTCTTGCAGGTATACCGGTTTTTGCTACTACCGCTGAACTTGAATCTGCATTAAATACCTGTGTTTCGATTCTAAACCAAGAAACCATTCCATTTCCGTCAGGTTTTCTATTTGCGATATCTCTACCATACTCGCTTGAGATAATAATTTCTTCAATAATAGTTTGAATTTTTTTGCCTGAAGAAAAAGTAGCTTGGCGAACATCTCCTGATAATTGTACTTTGCAACGATCTATTTCACCTTTAGTAGTTTCACTTTCGGTATTTGTGGCAGTTCCCATAGGTCTAGTTCCGCCGTCATTATTAGATTTAACTATTTTTGCTCGACCTATTGCATTCATATTTCCTAATTTCTCAGCATATTCTCGAATATTTTCTCCAATTGTTGATCTCTTAACTGAAATACCTGGCGAATTTGCTATTTCATTTCTATAATCAGCAGGAATTTTGTCGCTAAGAACCCCTGTTGAAGATTTGTAATAATTTTTTATTTCGCCTTCAGTGAATTCTCGAGTAGTTGCACTGTCATTAGCCTGTTCTGGCTGACCCATCATAAACTGAGCCGACTCTTGTGCAGACGAACTAGTATCTGGAAACATTATAATATATTGGTTTGCTTTACTAACCTTTCCTGCTTTTTCTGAAGCAAGTTCTCGATCGTTTATTATTCTTGTTAAACTTTTTGCACCAGTCTGTAACATTTCAGAAACTGTTGATCCAGCAAAACTTACATCAGTGTGCGTAGTTTGCACTTCATCAGTTAATGCAATTTCATGGTAGGGTATTGCTTGTACTGCATATGTACTTCCTGATTCAGTTACATCAAATTCTATGTTTACTAATTTTATTGGAAAAAGTCTGCGTAAATTACTAGCATGAATATAATTTCCGGCATCATCGTACCCTTTAAATTCTACTGAGAGTAAGTATGGAGCCTCAATATAATTTGGATATCCTGATCGCAATGCTGATACCTGTAATGCTTGAAGGAATAATCCCATGCTATACGGTTCGAGAATTTCAAAACTTAAACTAGTTGCGTTTGTAGAACGAGATCCTGCATTACCGGCAACAATAGTTTCTATGTCAACATTTTCTATAAAATATTCTGTTTTTCCAGTAGATTCATAAACAGTACTACTTCCCCGAGTAGGGCCGCCGCCAGATCTAAGTATTACATTTTCTGGCTCTTGTCTTCGATATGTTAAATCTGGAAATTCTAATTCACGCTGAGTTAAACACCCTAATGTAAACACATAATTAAAACTAGCAAACTGTTCTAACGGATTAGGAAGTTTACTAGCGCCGCCACCAGCAGAAGATGTTCCAAAGCCATCGCCAAATGCTGCTCCTAAAAATCCACCAATACCACCTTTAATTTGATCTATTAAGTTGTTTGAAATATTATTAGCAATATTGCCAACTAAACTTTGTCCTATTCCAGGGCCTGTTAATCCATTTAAGCTATTTGTTAAGTTAACAGTTGCACCTTTTAAATCTTGCACAGATCCTGATACAGAATCTAAAACTCCATCAACTGAAATATTATTACTTGCTAGAAATCTCTTACCCGAAGCTAATGTTTGAGGAGAAGCCGCATCTACGCTGTTAGAAAAACTTTTTCCTGCAGCTTTTAATCTTGAAGATAAATTTTGTGGGAGAAAACTTCTCATATTAAATTCCTAATACCCTAGCCAATGCATCGCCTTTAGGTACATATATTTGAATACCTGCTACTAAATCAAATACAGGATCTTTAAGTATTTCCATATTTCGTTGTGCAAACACCCACCAAAGATCTTTATCTCCATATAAGTCAAACGATAATAAATCAGGTCGGTGCGTGTACTGAGGTTGCACTGTAATTAAAACGTCATCTGATTCAGCAGGTATAGGTCGTATACTTAAAATATCAAGATACTGATCTTCTTGTGTATTAGTGTTAAACCATGGGCTAGTTCCAGTATAATTTGCCATTAAATAAATCCTTGTCCGCTACCTTTAGCATAACCGCCGCTAACAAACTTGTCTAAACTAAATTGTTGTACTGAACGTCTGCTGTATGTTGGCATTAATACCACTGATACGTTGCATCTAGTAGGAGCCCAAGTGTCTAATGCAGAAATATAAATGTAATCTACATCTTCAGGCAGTTCACATGTAAATTGCTGTACTACCACAGGAACATTTTTAAAAACAAAACTGCCATATCCGTTAAGTTGTACAACCGGGGGCGGCGCTCCTTGATTACTTGAATTACCATAAGACATTTTTGTAATACTTCGTAAGTAATGAATCATTGCTATCCAATATAAACCTTCGGCTTCATTTTCAATAATAAAAGGTCCAGTAATTTGAATATTATCAGGTTGACTATTTTGATAAACTGGAAATGGGTAGTTACTGTGTGTAGGTTTAACTTGCGAATAGGTTGCACTGTGTGACATAATAATACTAGGAGTATATGGAAAAATCATTCCACTTGTTTCTTCTAGTGCTTCAAGAAGATTAGGTTCTAACCCTAGTCCCTGCGGCATGGAAAGTCTAACACGCCAATCATCATTATCAGTTCCTGTCCAACTAACATCACTAAATCCAACACTTCCTGGCATTCCAAACTTAGGAAGACCTCCACCTCTTAACAAACTCATAAAGTTACTAGCTGTGAATATATCCTCAGCAACACCTTTTATAGAATTTCCAATCTGTCCTACAAGTCCTTGACCAAATTGTGCAGCACTACCTAACAAATTACTTACTGCCGACTGTGGAGAAACACCATTACGGGCTTGCGATTTTGCTGCTTGGGTAAATGATGTCCCAATTGACCCACCTGGGTTAAAGTTTGGCATATTATTAGTCTCCTATATACATTATTTAGTTGACTTTTTAATGTATGTATATTATAATAGTACTAAGTTAACCGGAGACTCAAATGGCTAGAAAAATTAATTATCTTAACAATAAAGATATACTTAAAGAAATACATAAATCAAAGAGTACATTCTGTAGCTTTGTAGCAGATACTGATCATCAATTTGATCTTATTTTGCCTAGTGTTGATAAGATCAATATTAGAACAGTTGCAGAAGCTAAAAGAGCACACGCCAAACGATTACAACACTTAGATTTTGAATCTCGTAAGCTAGCAGGTGAGAAAATTAAACTTGCTGAATGCGAAATTGATTATAGAAAAATTGAAAAAACTGATCTAGTGTTTCGTATTATGACATTTGATCATGTTCCAGACGAGCCCGGACGTAAAAAGACACCAAAGACAGTTGCTGATCACAAAGTAAAACTTAACTTTCCGCCGTTTCAACATTTTAGATTTGATGAGGAAGATAATTTAGTATGTGTAGGCAAGAGCCATTGGTCAGGCGGAATGGAAAACGGACATTTTAATCTAGGCGGCGGTAAGGCCACAAATAAACTTGCTCTTATGTGGATGAAACTATGTGATCGCTATGCTACTCGAGGCAATGTACGTGGTTACACATACAATGACGAAATGCGCGGACAAGCTATTCTACAATTAGCACAAATTGGACTACAATTTGACGAATCTAAGTCAGATAATCCGTTTGCATACTACACTGCTGCCGTAACTAACAGTTTTGTTCGTGTTATCAACATTGAAAAACGTGCGCAAAACATTCGTGATGATATTCTCGAAATGAATGACATGAATCCTAGCTATACTAGACAAAATGCAGGTGAATGGGAAGCACAACAGAAACGCGAAAAAGATTTTCAAACTAAAAAATAATTACTTGCTCTTTAACATATAATATGTTAAAATTATAGTCAATATCAAATAGGAACTTAACTTTGTTTAAAAAAGCTGCGGTATTTACAGACATACACTTTGGATTAAAAGGCAATAGTAAGGTACACAATCAAGATTGTGAAGATTTTATTGATTGGTACATCAAACAAGCACAAGATGCCGGTTGCGAAACTGGTATTTTCTGTGGAGATTGGCATCATAATAGAAATAGTTTAAATTTAACTACTATGGACGCCACTGTTCGATGTATGGAGAAGCTAGGTGCTGCTTTTGAGCAGTTTTTCTTCTTTGATGGCAATCATGACTTGTACTACAAAGACAAACGTGACGTTAATAGTACAGCGTTTGCTAAACACATTCCGGGTATTACGTTTATTGATGAAATTACCACAATTGAAGACGTTACTATTGTTCCTTGGCTTGTAGGTGACGAATGGAAGAAGCTACGCAAGCTGAAAAGTAAGTATGTATTCGGACACTTTGAACTTCCTAGCTTCTACATGAACGCTATGGTACAAATGCCCGATCACGGAGAGCTTAGAGCAGAAGACTTTGCTAATCAGTCGTATGTGTTTAGTGGTCACTTCCATAAACGTCAACAACAGGGTGTTGTACACTACTTAGGTAACGCATTTCCACATAACTATGCTGATGCGTGGGATGACGAACGTGGTATGATGATACTTGATCGAGAAAATGACAAGGCTCCAGAGTATATTGATTGGCCGCAATGTCCTAAGTATCGTACAATTAAGCTAAGTCGACTAATCGACGAAGCTGATACGTTTATTAAACCTAATATGTACCTACGGGTTAACTTAGACTTGCCAATTAGTTATGAAGAAGCTAGTTTTATTAAAGAAACTTTCATTAATAACTATAATTGTCGTGAAATTAGTTTAATTCCACAAAAACAGTTAGAAGAAATTAGTACAGAACTAAACATTGCACAATTTGAAAGTGTTGATCAAATTGTTGCTGGCGAAATTGCCGCAATCGACTCAGACAACTTCAATAAGAAGATGCTATTGGACATTTATAACGAACTATGATAAAAATTAAAGATCTAACAGTACGTAACTTCATGAGTGTGGGCAATCAAACCCAAGCAGTGAACTTTAACCGAGAACAACTAACACTTGTACTAGGTGAAAACCTAGATCAAGGTGGCGACGATAGCGGATCACGCAACGGCACTGGTAAAACTACTATCATTAATGCGTTATCATACGCATTATATGGCAAAGCACTTACAAATATCAGAGCTAACAATTTAATTAATAAAACTAATAGTAAAGGCATGTTAGTTACACTCCACTTTGAAAAGAACGGTGTTGATTATCGTGTCGAGCGCGGTCGTGGTCCTAATCTATTAAAGTTTTTTGTTGATGATCAAGAACAAGAAATGACAGACGAGTCACAAGGTGACAGTCGTAAGACGCAAGAGTTTATTAACAACTTGTTAGACATGAGTCACGACATGTTTAAGCATATTGTTGCACTAAACACTTATACTGAGCCGTTTTTGTCAATGAGGCAGAATGATCAACGTGCTATTATCGAACAGTTGCTTGGTATTACTATCCTAAGTGAAAAAGCAGATGCTCTTAAAGAACAAACTAAGCAAACTAAAGATGCTATCACTGAAGAAACATTAAAAATTAATGCTATCCAGAGTGCAAATGAAAAGATTCAAACAACTATTGATAGCTTAGGCCGTACACAACGTGCATGGCTTTCTAAGAAAGATCAAGACTGTGTTAAATTACAAACTGGCATTACTGAATTAGAAAAGGTAGACATCGATGCAGAACTAACTGCGCACGATCAACTTTCAAACTGGACACAGCATAACAATGCTATTTTGGCTCTTAAAAAAGAATTAAGCACATTAGAACCAGCACTAGTACGTGCAGATAATAGTGTTAAAAAGGCAAATAAAGACATTACAGATCTCGATGATGCTACTTGTTACACATGTGGTCAAGAACTACATGCAGACAAAAAAGCAGAAATTTCTTTACGTAAAAGTAAAGAACTAGCTGATGCTATTGCATATCAATCAGAAATTACTGTTAAAGTAAATGATGTTATAAAAGGGCTTGGCGAAATCGGCGACATCAACGGTAAGCCTACAACGTTTTATGACACTGCTAAAGAAGCATATGACCATAGACAAAATGTTGATAGCTTAAAACAAGCGTTAGCAAATAAACAAGAAGACACTGATCCGTATCAATCACAAATTGACGAATTAAACGATGCAGCAATGCAAGATATTGATTGGTCGTCAGTTAATACACTTACTGATTATAAAGAACACCAAGACTTCTTGCTCAAGTTGCTAACAAACAAAGATAGTTTTATCCGTAAGAAGATTATCGATCAAAACTTGATGTATCTTAACAATAGATTGTCTTACTATCTTGACAAACTAGGATTGCCGCATCAAGTTGTATTCCAAAACGATCTTGCTGTTGAAATTCAGCAGCTAGGACAAGATTTAGACTTTGATAACTTGTCACGCGGAGAACGTAACAGACTTATTTTAGGAATGAGCTTTGCATTCCGTGACGTTTGGGAAAGCCTATATCAAAAGATTAACTTAATGTTTATTGACGAACTTATCGATAGCGGTATGGACACAGCAGGTGTTGAAAGTGCATTAGGTGTTCTTAAGAAGATGGGTAGAGAAGGTGACAAAAATGTTTATCTTATCTCTCACAAGGACGAACTAGTTGGAAGAGTTAATTATGTAATGAAAGTAGTAAAAGAAAACGGCTTTACAAGTTACGAAAACGATATTGATATTATAGAATAATGATAGAAGATGACATTCACGATCAATTAACCAAAGCGTACTTAGAATACTTTAAGGCGAACGAAAATTTTGAATCTCGTTTGTCTCATCGTACACATTTATCAAGTAGAAAATGGTTACGAGAAATTAGAAAATTAGCAAAACTAAGGCAAGAAGAAATACATGCTACATATGCAGCCAAGAAGGCAGCAGAAAAGCAATAGGCACAATAAGTATGTTATGCAATGGACTTATCAAGGCAAAACAATAGACCAACTACCGGAAGGTTGTGAAGCATTTGTATACCTAATAACAAACAAAGTCAATGGCATGATGTACGTAGGCAAAAAACTAGCAAAATTTAAAGTAACAAAGAAACCACTCAAAGGCAAGAAAAACAAAAGACGTAGCACTAAAGAAAGTGACTGGCAAACTTATTACGGTTCCAATGATAGACTTAATGCAGACGTTTTAGAGTTAGGCGAAGAAAATTTCATAAGAGAAATTATTCACATTTGTCCTAGCAGAGGCATAGCAAGTTACTTAGAGGCACGAGAGCAGTTTGAACGCAGAGTACTCGAAACAGATGAATACTACAACGGTATCATAAATGTTAGAGTTGGCGGATCAAAAATTCTTAAAGAACATCTACAGGCAAATCATTCCAACACCTAAGGTTAGCGGGCCAGTTTAGAAATACCGCTGTGGAAAAAGCTCTCGTATAGAAGCACACGTACATATTGATCGACTCCCCAGAGGGAGGAAGCCACCAAACAAATTGGGCTCACTGGTTGATATAGATTGCATGTTGGCAGTCGAAAAACACAACATAGTTCATAAAAACCCTTTAGCAACAGGAACGAAGCGAGGGAATATTGTATACTATATTGTACATTAACTAGTTTAATGTATATTATATTGTACATAATGTCGACGGAGGATGGGAAAGGTCAGAGCCCATTGAACTTGTGTATAAAAAATTACCTCTTTCCAATGTCTCGGCTGTGACAGACTCACATGAAGCTCAGATTAGACGGAACCCTTAAACAGGTTCCGTCTGACTAAAACAATCTACATGAAACTTAAACATTATTACATTCGTAATAATGCAATTATAATTCATTTACATTATTTAAATAAAACGAAGTGTTATAGTTTGAGCGTTAGCGAAAACTTGTATGAACTTGTTCATACACTAAGTATCTTAGATAAATAACTTTAATATAATTAAGGATTAGTCACGAATGAAAGTACATCACATATTATCTGAAACATTAGACGTAAAGCAAATTGACGGTATGTGGAGAGTATTTGATACTGTTAAAAATGCTGTTGTAGGTGATATTGGATTTGCAACGGCTGGCGAAGCTGAGGCTGAACGAGATAGAGTCAGGGCCCGACCAGCAGCGGATACAGGTGCTAACAATAGAGCTAATACTCCTTCTCAAAATTCATTCTCTGCTGGTGCTCGGCCTGGAACTCCTAACTCTAGTCAACTAACTAGGGGAGAGCAACGTAAACTTTCTAGATCTGGTAGTATTACTCGCGGCGGTGTTACCTATACTCGAGCAAACATTGCTGCTGCTGATGCTGAGCTTAAACTTAAAGTTGAGCCTGGATCTTTTGACAACAACAAACCTAATAGTAGTAAAAAAATAAATGATGACTGGCTTTCTAAAGCTAAAGAAGGTGCTGCAAAATCCTTTAAAAGTAAAGCATTTCAAAGTTTTGGAGGACTTCTTAAAGGCACTGCACTAACAAAAATACAAGCTATTTTTAATGCTATGGTACTTGAAGAAACATTAGACGCATACTTACGAGCTGTTAGAGAATGGGGCACAAGTTTAAATGCAAACGATTCTGCTGGAGTAGCAAATTTTCAAAAAGCTGAAGCTGGAGATAAAAGTGCTGTGCTACCACCTAAGGTACAGGCTGCATATGTAGAATCAGTAAGACGATCTACTGAGCTCTTTATTGAAGGTATAGTAGGTCTTGTACTGACTTTGGGTCTTGCAGCAATACCAATAATTGGATTTTTTGGGTTAGGCACAGGCGGCCTTGGCTGGATTGCTAGTCTTATTGCAGGTGGTGCACTTGTTTGGGGCGGCTCTACGTTAGTATACGAAATTCTAAGAAAAACCGGAGTAACTAATTCTATATCTAAATGGATTGGTAGTGAATTTTTAGATCCGCCATATGTAATAACATTAGCATTAGGCGTAGATGGCTTTCAAGATCAACTAGGAGCAAAATTAGATATGTTTAGTAATGGCACTCTTGGACAGTTTGTTAGAGATGACGAATCTATTGAAGAATCAAATTCTCTAGGAGATTTTAAAGTTGACTCAGCTGTAGCAGATGAAGCAATTAAAGATTTTATCAAATCTGATCCTAAATTAATAAAAGCATTTAGAGATGGTAAGAAAAAACTAGCTGCTAAAACAGATTAAATTTATAATAACGGCAATCTAGTTTTTTCAGTAGTTTCAATATTGTCTTTAATAATTCTATTAAAAATTTCAAGATCATCATGGCTTATGTGATACATTAAGTCAATATAATTTATTGATCCACGCATATACCATCCAATACGATACCTATCGTCTTTAATTTGTTTTATTTGTAGTTCGTATTGATCAACTAATTCTAATAGATCAGATTCCGGGAGTGTAAGAATCTGAGTCCGAAAAAATTTGAATAGTCCAATTCAACATTTGATCTATAATCGTGATTGCACTCTTCGTCTGAGCATGATACATCAATAGTAGGAGTGCGCCACCGGTTGCTCAACTCGTATATATTATCTTTAAGTTTGTTATAGAACACACTATCATTTTGAGCAACGAAGTTTGATATTTCGTCTATGTTAGTTTCTTCACTGATTTCATTTTTAACAGATTCAATATATGATATAGCAACTCTAAGATTTAGATTGTTTATTTGCGAATAAGAATTTTTACTATTTTTATTTTTTTCTTCGTCAGTCATATCGTTATTTCTTCCTATTTCGATTAACTGTCTTTCAAACGAATAATTTTCTATACTAAAGTTTGTCATTTGTCTATAAGTTAACGGTTTTAAATTAAATTTCAAGTCGTTAACTTCAAAACTATGAGCTGTTTCAAACGTTTCGTATTTTTGTATCATTCGAGTAAGACTTAGCGAACTTTGTGTTTCTGTATCGCATTTACTGCATTTAGTAGTAATTGGCATTTCGTCTCCGTAAGTAGCAATACGAATTGCAATTAGTACGTAGTCGATATCAAACCCAACAAGATTCCATGGATCTAATATTGAAGGAATACAACTTTTTATAACTTGTGCTGTTGACTCGCCAGTAAATAGTGCATCTGGAGTTTTAAACATAATTTCGTCCATTGCATTCATACCGAATACAGGAACTTGAACATACTGTTCATCTTCTATAATTGTTGAGTTATAATATTTTCCCTTGCTAGGTAAATCTATAAACAACTTAGGCTGTCGTTGATATTGTTGTAGAAAACTGCTCATATTATCTTTCCGCTAAATATACTTATATACTATATTTATGATTAATAATATAGGTAGTTTTTAAATTGGAATTAAAATGGCAGACGAAGTAGTTTTATCGCAAACAAGTATTAATCAGTTAGTTGATGCCCTAAAATCTGTTGGTAACAACGCTCCTCGTAATAATACTACACCCGGCAACAGTAGAAATACAAATTTTAATACTAAAGAAGTTGGCGAAGCTTATACAAGTCTTACTGGATTTATTGCAGCAGCTGGCGGAGATGTAACTAGTTTTGCTAAAGCAATGGGCGGCGGAGCCCTTGGTATAAAATTATTCTCTGGTATTATAGAAAACAGTGCTGGATATATAGAAGGCCTTAACAATACATTTCAAAATCTTTCTAAAGTTGGAGCAGGCTTTAATGGTGACTTAGGAGCACTTGCAGCTGCAGCATCAAATACACGTATGCAAGTTGGCGAATTTGCAGATGTTGTTGGCACAAATGCAAAAGATTTAGCCGGTCTTGGCGCAGGTGTTAATCAGGGAGCAAAGCGTTTTTCAGAATTGTCTAGAGCAATGTTTGAAGATGGTCAAGTTATTGAAGGCATGCTCAATTTAGGGTATAATATACGAGAATCTAACGAAGCATTATTAGATAACGCAACATTGTTATCAAGACAACAGCGACTAACTGGAATGAGTGACAATGAAGTTGCTCAAGCTACGCTATCAATGGCTGCAAATATGGCAGAGATAGCTGAAATAACTGGCAAAAGTGCTAAACAGCAGCGCGAAGAGCTAATTGATGCTAATAGAGATGGTAAAAACATTGCTGCAAATAGAGCACTAGAAGCACAAGGTATCAAAGATGCTTCTCAGACATTTAATCAAGTATTTACGGCGTTAGGTGAACTAGGTCCTACTGCGCAAGCATATGCGCAAGATATGAACCAAGCTAGAGCACCGTTGTCAAAACTTACGCAGAACTTTGAAACAATTGCACCTCAGACTGCTGCAATTATTAAAGAAATGGATGCTGTAAGAAAATCAAATTTAACAACAGCTGAAAAGACTGCAAGGATAAGCGCATTAGAAGCACGAGCACGAGCAACATACGCAACAGAAATGAAAAGTTCTCAGGTATTAGCTGCTGCTAGACTTGGTCAAATTAATGAACGTGGTGCAACGGCTGCTGACATGCTGTCAGAGTTTAATCCTTCTTTACAAGCTATTGAAGCAGTTCAAGCAGAAATGGCCAAAGAACGTGCAGAAGCATCTGGTCAAGAATATACAGGTGGATACGGCGATGTTACAATGGCAGAAGCTGAAACAGCATTGCGCCAATCTATTGCTGATCGTGTTAACGCTCAAACAGGTGGCGGAGATAATGAACAAGCTGTTTCAAGAGAAATTAATCTTGCAACTATAGGATTAGCAAATACTGCTGCTAGTGTTAATCAAGAAATAGGAAGAAATTTAAGTGCTAATACAAAATTACAAGACGCTGTAGCAGCAGCATATCGAGGGTTAGTTAAAAGTTCGGGGGTAATTGCAGCAACAGCAGAAAAGGCACTGGGTGTGTTACCTGGAACAGTTGATGATGAAAAAATATCATTAAATCCATTTAGAGAAGTATTTAAAGAATCTTCCTTTGCTAACGGTGCATTACGGACAAACATAGATAATTTTGATGACATTGCTGGTGTTATGTCTTCTCAAACTAAAGAAGATATTCGTAATATGTTTAATGACCCGCCTGGTAAAGCACTTGGTGGAAGTGTAACAGCTAACAGCCCATATCGAGTAGGAGAATATGGCGAAGAAACTTTTGTGCCTGGAATGGATGGTGCAATTATACCAAACATGAAAACGGCCCTAAACAGAATGCCAGACATAGCTAAACAATTAAAGCAAGAAATGGAACAATTCGGCGCACCAATAACGAAAGCAGCAAAAGCAGCAGCTGCTGTTAGTGGTCAAGAATCTAAAAAGCTTGAATCTATGAAGACAGCAATGACAAATTTGAAGAGTGACGATATTAGCGCATTAATACAACATACTCAAACCACTAACGAGCTTTTAACACGTTTACTTGGGGTAAATACTACACAAATGCGTGTAGGCGAAAAACAATTAAAAAGTTCTAGGGGCGCAGGAAACTTAATGACAGGACTAGGTAGAGCATGAGCTGGAAAAAACATTTTACACCTGTACAAACAGGCGACAACCCAAATGGAAGTTATAGTCCAATAAGCGGTTCGGCATCTGCCGGTCGTCCAGGACCTGCACGTTCTAACTATTCAAGTTACTTGCCTGATGTGTATGTAGGTTCGCCAAACAGAGTTGAACGCTACGGACAATATAACACAATGGACCAAGACAGTGAAGTAAATGCTGCTCTTGATATTCTTGCTGAATTTTGCACACAAAAGAATAAACAAAACGGAACCAACTTTAAATTTGCATTTAATAAAAGTGCAACAAATAATGAAATTAATATTTTAGGCCAATATTTAAAACAATGGTGTAAAATAAATAATTTTGAAACAAGAATGTTTAGAACATTCCGTAATATATTTAAATTCGGCGATGCAATATTTTTAAGAGACCCGGAAACAAAAAAATTGTTTCATGTTGATCCTGCAAAGCTAACACGTATTATTGTTAATGAAAGCGAAGGCAAAATACCAGAGCAATATATCATCAAAGATATAAACTTTAACTTTACTGAAATGGTTGCTACTACTCCGCATATTACTAACGGTAACATGGGCACGCCTGGAGCAAATTATCAAACTGGCGGCGCTCGCGGAATGACCGGCGGCGTTGCTGGCCAAAGTGGTTCGCGATTTAACGTTCAAGACGGAGAAGTTGCAATTGATGCAGATCATGTAGTTCATTTAAGTCTAAGTGAAGGTTTAGATAATAACTATCCGTTTGGTAATAGTTTACTAGAAACAATATTTAAGGTATTCAAACAAAAAGAATTACTCGAAGATGCTATTATCATTTATCGTGTACAACGTGCTCCAGAGCGCAGAGTATTCTACGTTGATGTGGGTAACATGCCATCACACCTTGCGATGCAATTTGTTGAGCGTGTTAAAACGGAAATACATCAAAGACGTATCCCATCGTCAACAGGAGGCGGAACTAATGTCATAGACAGTTCATACAATCCCTTGTCAATCAACGAAGATTACTTCTTTCCACAAACTGCTGAAGGACGTGGATCAAAAGTTGAAACATTACCAGGCGGTACTAACCTTGGAGAAATTGATGACCTTAGATATTTTACTAATAAGCTCGTACGCGGTTTACGAATACCTTCCAGCTATTTGCCTACGGGTGCTGATGATGGAGCAAGTTCATTCCAAGATGGAAGAGTCGGTACTGCTTACATACAAGAACTAAGATTTAATACGTACTGTGAACGTTTACAAGGTTTAATTGTAGAAGATTTTAATCAAGAGTTTAAACGTTACTTGTTAGAAAAAGGTGTAAACATTGATACAGCAATGTTTGATTTAGAATTTGAAACACCACAAAACTTTGCAAGTTATCGACAAGCAGAACTTGATAATGCTCGTGTTCCGACATATACACAGATGAGTGCTATTCCTTATATTTCTAATCGCTTTGCAATGAAACGTTTCTTAGGCATGAGCGAAGAAGAAATTGCAGAAAACGAACGTTTGTGGAAAGAGGAAAATGACGAAGAACTTAATAATGGCGGCGAAGACGCAAGTGCAGAAATGCGCAGCGCTGGTATTAGTAGTGCAGGCATCAGTGCAGACATTGATGGCGCCGAAGATATTTTACCCGATGACAGCGAACCTGAAATAGGTGGTGATACAGCTCCACCAGAAACAGTAACAACTGCAGAACCTGGCGGAGCTGCTCCTGCAGCATCTACAGCACAAACGATATAAATACAATATGATATTACGAGAACTATTTTATTTTGATAAAGAAACAATTGAGTCTACTGAAGATGATCGATATGATCCTCAGTATGACGATAGTGTTGTTAAGATGAAAGACAGTCGCAAAACACGTCTTACTCTACGCCAAATTAACCGCGCAAGGAAAGCTAGTGAGCTACATACAACTGAGAAGGCTACCGAGTTAGACTTTGTTAGACAGATGTATGGAATAGCAGCACAAGCAGCCGCTGCCGGGGTATAATGGCAAAAATAGATAAAACTCAATATACAAAAGAAGAATGGCATAAAATAAGAGATCAACGCCGCCTTGAAAAACTTAAAGAAGAAATCAAGATCGACGTTATATCTCCTAAAAAAATTAATAATCCTACAACTACTAACACAGCATTTGTATTAGGTAATGGTACAAGCAGAAGTACCATTGATGTTAATCAAATATCGTTGTATGGTAAAACATATGGGTGTAATGCACTTTATAGATCATTCTCACCAGATTACTTAATTGCTGTTGATGTTAAAATGGTTTTAGAAATAAATAAATCTGGTTATCAACACAAAAATATAGTTTGGACAAATCCTAATAAGACTTACCAAAAAATGTCAAATTTAAATTACTTTCAGCCAAGCAAAGGTTGGAGTAGTGGACCAACAGCATTATGGTTAGCTAGTCAACATAATTACGAAAAAATATTTATATTAGGATTTGACTATAAAGGATTAGATTCTGGAAACCGACTTAATAATATATATGCTGACACAGTAAATTACAAAAAATCAACAGACGGCGCTACATTTTTTGGAAACTGGTTAAGGCAAACAGCAAGTGTAATTAAAGAACATCCTAAAATTATGTATTATAGAGTTATATCGCCAGATAATTATTGTCCAGAAGAACTAAATAGATTTAGTAACGTAAAAGACATTTATATTGAAGATTTTAAAAAAATGTTCAATATTTCCTAACATTAATTCTAAATGGCTCGTTTTGAGCCTATTATCATCCCATATTCTTAATAAATAGTAAATACACTTGACAGCCTTACCATAGGTACAACATTTATTAGGAGAAAAAATAATGGCAGATTTAAACAAATTTGAACAGATGCTTGAAAAACTTGTCAACGAAGACAAGGCAGGCGCTGAAGAACTATTCCACGAGATTGTAGTAGAGAAATCACGTGACATTTACGAAGGTTTATTAGAAGCAGAACTAGAGGACGACGAAGTTGACGAAGCAACTGATGAAGAAGTTGATGAGTCAGATGATGAGCTAGACGAAACTGATGACGAAGAAGTTGATGAGTCAGATGATGAGCTAGACGAAGACTTTAACTTAGACGAGTTTGAAGTTGAAGCAGATCCAATGGACGCTATGATGAGCGACATGGAAGTAGACGGCGGCGACGAAGCACCAGCTATGGATATGGGCGACGAAGAAGGTGAAGGCGATGTTGAAGATCGTGTTGAAGACCTAGAAGACGCTCTAGAAGAATTAAAAGCAGAATTTGAAGCTATGATGGGTGACAACGACGATGGCGAAGAAGCTAACGACGATGCAGACGACATGGACATGGATGCAGACGACGATGGCGAAGAAGCTGAAGAAGAAGCAATGGCTTTTGAAACAGCAGACGAAGAAGTTGAAGAAACAGCAGACGAAGAAGTTGAAGAAACTAAAAAGTCAGCAGGCGAAACAATGCGTGAATACGTAGAAAAAGTAAATGCAACAATGGGCGACAACGGTGCAAATACTAAAAGTGCAACAGCTACTCCAAACCACATAGGTGACGGAACTGCTGCAAACTTAGCACAAGGTGCAGATGAAAAAGGCGGCAAAGCTGATTCAGCTAAAGATATGTCAACTGGCAACGTAAATGTTCCAGGCGGCAAAGCAGCAAAATCAAATACACCAAATGCTAAAGGCCATGGTGCTGAGAAAAAAGGCGCAGGCGAAACTGCTGATAATAAAAAATCTACTATCGGCAAATAAGAGTAAGGAAATCTGAATGTTAAACTTACGAGAACACCTAAGTTTCGACCAAGCGAAAATTGTCGTTGAGTCTGCTAACGAAGGAAAAGACTTGTACATGAAGGGTATTTGTATACAAGGCGGAGTACGCAACGCTAATCAGCGTGTGTATCCTGTAAATGAAATTGGCAGGGCTGTCAAAACTCTCAGCGAACAAATCGAGGGTGGATACAGTGTACTCGGAGAAGTTGATCATCCAGAAGGACTTAATATTAACCTAGATCGCGTAAGCCATATGATCAGCGAATGCTGGATGGATGGCCCAAACGGTTATGGTAAATTAAAAATACTACCAACTCCAATGGGAAACCTAGTTCGCACCATGCTTGAAAGTGGTGTGAAACTAGGGGTTTCATCAAGGGGATCTGGTAATGTTAGTGAAGACGGTAGCGGCAACGTTAGCGACTTTGAAATTATAACAGTGGACGTTGTGGCACAACCTAGCGCCCCTGGAGCATATCCTACACCAATCTATGAGCATCTTATGAATGCTCGTGGAGGAATGAAGGCATATGAATTAGCACAGGCAACAAGGCAAGACCCAAAGGCACAAAAATATCTAAAAGAATCTCTGATTAATATAATCAGTAGACTCCAATAAAAGGAGAACATAATATGTTGGACGCACTAAAAACACTTTTTGAAAACGATGCAGTTTCTGAAGAAGTACGTGCAGATATCGAAGGCGCATGGAATGCAAAGATTCAGGAAAACAAAATGCAGGCAACTGCTGAGTTACGTGAAGAATTTGCAAAGAAATACGAGCATGATAAATCAACTATGGTTGAAGCTATTGATGCTATGATTTCAGAGCGCCTTGCAGAGGAAATTGCTGAGTTTGCAGATGATCGCAAACAGCTAGCTGAAGCAAAAGCAAAGTACGGAGTAGCAATGCGTGAAAATGCAGATCTACTAAAACGCTTTGTGGCTGAGTCATTAGTAAAGGAAGTTTCTGAATTGCATGAAGATCAAAAAGCAATTGCTAGCAAGTTTAGTATGCTCGAGAGTTTCATCGTTGATGCACTTGCAAACGAAATTGCAGAGTTCCACGAAGACAAAAAAGATTTAGCTGAAACTAAGGTAAAACTTATTAAAGAAGCTAAA